TCTACCAACAAAGGATGGTGAAGAATAATAAGTTTAATTTAAAATAAAAATTAGACCCCCATAGGGGGGAGGGTCGCAAAAAATTCCGACCCCTTTGCATCGCCGCACCACTCTGAAATTTCTCCGGAGGGGTTTAAAAGTCCAATTTAGGTCTTTTAAACTGCGGTCGATGTCACTTGAAAGGAGAACTAACTATGCCCGATGATGTGTATATGCACCTCAAAGCGTTGCTAATGTGGTTAATATCTCCTGAAGTTCTTTCACAGATAGGTGTTTACATTGGTGTAGGCGCCTCCATCATCGGTTTCGGTGTTAAAGTCTTCAAGAAGTTGTGGACCAACTTGGAGAAGAAACAGAATGAAGAGATTGAGGGTATTAAAAACACACTCAATGCTTTAACTACGAGTTTCCAAGAGATGCAGAGGAACCAAGAGCGAGACTTTCTTCGTTTACAGATTATCACTGGTATTCAATCTGGTCGATTATCTAAGAATGAGGTCTTAACTCTTTACGGAGAGTATGCTGAAAAAGGATACAACTCTTATGTTACAAGAATCGTAAACGACTACGTTGAAGAATTAAAAGAAAGGGATCTAAAGAATGAGCATTGACAAAATTATTGATATTGTTACGGTGTTAATCATTGTTGCGCCTGTTGTAGTAAATCTTGTGAAGCTCCTAGGAGCAGTTACTCACAACAAATCAATTCAGACATTGGCAGACCGTGCAATGATCATTGTATCATCACTAGATTCAGTACTGATTCCGAATGATGAAAAGAAACGTGAAGCTATGAACAAACTTTTAAGCTTCGCTCAAGAGACTGGTGTAAAATTAACAGCGGAACAAGCTGAAGATTATATTGAACACTCAGTTCAAGAATTACGCCGACTTCAGGATTTAACTTCTACTCCGGAGGTATCACTATATGAGCCGGAGAAGAAATAATGAGGTAATACCTCGACAAGCACTAACGCCAGATGGTCGAATGCAAAAACTTACAAAGAAAGCTTTCGACTTGGCAGAAAAACAACTGGCCGATGGAACTATTGCACCAAGTACTTTGAATGCATTACTTCGATACGGTACAATTGAAAACGAACTCCAGTTGGAAAATCTAAGATCCAAGAAAACATTGAATGATTCTAAGATTGAATTGTTGAACAGTGAAGTGAAAGGTAAAGGAGATAGCGAAGAAGTTATTCGTGCCATTCGTGGTTATGCTCCATCGGAAACGATATGATACTTCAACTTGACGAACAACGTTCCATCCTTAGAGATCTCCGGTATTCCAAACTTTTAGAATTTAAAGATTTTGGTGATAGATTAAACTTTCTATCATTAGCTAATCGAGGCTATCAATCGCCTCGAGAAATTTCAAATAAATTTTACAAGTCTAGGATGTGGAGAGATTTACGTGAAGAAGTTATAGCTCGTGATATGGGTTACGACTTGGGCGTTCCTGGTGTAGAAATAGAAGGTCCGCCTTTAGTACATCATATGATACCTCTCATTGAGGATGATATATTACAATGGAGAGAAGAAATTATTCTCAATCCAGACCTACTGATTACAACATCATATGGAACTCACAACATCATTCATTACGGTCAAACAAGTGAACCATCTCTTGTGTTTATAGAAAGATGCCCTGGAGACACTAAACTATGGTGAGGTGGATATATGTCAATTCTTAACGATGTTAAGACAACGTTAGATTTCGCTTCAGAAGAAGATACAGGATTTGATTCAAGATTAATTATGGAATTGGATGGTATCATTGGTGAACTATCACAACTGACATTCGTAAACAACAGTTTTGTTATGAATACTGATGCAGAATGGAAAGGTTTGCTAGACATTGATGATCAAAATCTTTTGAGATTGGTTAAACAATTCATTTATATTAATATTCGTCTCAAGTTTGATCCTCCAGCAGGGAGTGTGTTAACTTCTTTAGAGAAATCTCTTCAATCCACAGCGCATCGTATAATCATTCAAAAGGAGAAGTTTAATGATCCAGAAAGACTTAATGAATCCAGAACTACTCCACGCGATTAAAGAAAACGAAAGCGATGATATCATCGAGCACTTCGGCATCAAAGGAATGCGATGGGGATTCCGTAAGAATCGATCAGAGCGTTCAAAGATGCGTCAGTTGAAAAAAGCAAGTCGTAAAGCAGGAGCTGCTTGGAATAAGAAGTATCATAGTAGACATATGATGACGTCTCATGACTTGAGAGAAGCAACTAATCGATTGCGCTTGGAGAACGATTTCGCAGAACAGGTTCAACGATCAAATCGATTGTCTAATCCTGGTGGCCAAAAATCATTTGGTTCATTCGGTAGAGAAACTGGTAAACTTATCAGAGATACTGCTGTTCAGACAATCACTAAAGATTTGCTAACAAAGAATCCGAAAAATTACTCGCAGTTGACTAAGAATCTCGCCACATTAGGTAGAGACACTGGACATGCGTTTAATGAAACTGTGAAAATTTTCAAATAGGAGATAAACATTTTGGTATTATCGAATAAAGCATATCCGGAAGAGTATATGAAGTTTAAGGAGCAAGTTCTTAGAGGTGAAATTCCGGTCAATCGGATGGTGTCACTGGAAATGAACCGAATCGACTTCTTGATTGAGTCACCGGATTATTACTATGATAATCAAGCGATTGAGGGCTTTGTTAGATTTTGCGAAAATGAGATGACTCTGACAGATGGTAGTGATGTTACTCTTCTACCGTCCTTTAAATTATGGGCTGAATGCGCCCTCGCTTGGTTCTACATTTCCGAAGATAAGGTATACAATCCTAAGCTCGGTAAATGGGAAACAAAATCAAAATTCAAGCGACTTACCACGAAACAATACTTAATAGTAGGACGTGGTGCCGCTAAATCATTGTATTCAACATACATGCAAGCTTACATGTTGTTGATTGATACTTCTACAACCCACCAGATTGTCGCTGCTCCTACCATGAAGCAAGCTGAAGAAATTATGGGTCCATTCCGAACGGCTCTTAGCCGTGCAAAAGGTCCTTTAATTCGCTACATGGTACAGGGTTCTAAAATGACTGGGAATTTAACCCAGAAGCAGCTCTTGGCATCCACTAAAAAGGGTGTAGAGAATTTCGCAACGAATAGTCTATTGGAGATCCGACCGATGTCTATTGACAAACTTCAAGGTCTTCGTTGTAAATATGCCTCTGTCGATGAATGGTTATCTGGTGAAGTCCGAGAGGATGTAATTGGAGCCATTGAACAAGGGGCTTCAAAGAACGAGAACTATCTTATCATAGCTACTTCTTCAGAAGGTACAGCTCGTGACGGGGTAGGGGATACTATCAAGATGGAATTGGTGGACATTTTAGAAGGACGATATTTCAACCCCCACGTGTCTATATGGTATTACCGATTAGATGACGTTCGTGAAGTTGCATATCCTGATATGTGGTTGAAAGCTAATCCTAATTTGGGTGCTACAGTGTCTTATGAAACATACAGAAATGAAGTAGAGCGTGCCGAAAATCAACCTGCAACAAGAGCTGATACTTTAGCTAAACGTTTTGGTATCCCAGTTGAAGGTTATACTTATTTCTTTGTGTATGAAGAAACAATTCCACATAGACCCCAAAACTTCGATGGTCTTGAATGCGCAATGGGTGCTGACCTTTCACAAGGGGATGACTTCTGTGCGTTCACATTTCTATTTCCACTTGGTCGTGGACGATTTGGTATAAAAACTAGATCTTATGTCTGCGAATCAAAACTCAAGAAACTAACTTCAGCGATGCGTAATCGTTATGATGAACTGATTGCTGAAGGAACGTTAATTGTAATGGATGGTGTTGTCTTAGACTTGAATAAAGTGTATGATGACCTGACTGAAATGATCTATTCACACAAGTACATCGTGTATGCATTTGGGTTTGACCCATATAATGCTCGAGAATTTGTAGAAAGATGGACCAGAGATAACGGTGAATTTGGTGTTGAGAAGGTTATTCAAGGTGCCAAAACCGAATCGGTTCCAATGGGTGAGTTGAAAAACTTGGCTATGGAACGTCTTCTCATATTTGATGAAGAACTAATGAAGTTTGCGATGGGTAATGCCGTCGCTATCCAAGATAACAATGGTAACTATAAATTGTCTAAAAAACGTGCCGATGAAAAGATCGATAACGTTGCGGCATTAATAGATGCCTGGGTTGCATATAAACGTAACCTTGATTTATTCGTATAGAAAGGCCAGTATGAGTATATGAGTATTTTTACTGATGGACTACAACATGCCTGGTCAATGTTTACCAACGATACCAACAAACCATCATTGGTAGAAACACAAACTCAATATCAACTTACAACGGAGCCAAGAGCATTAAATCCAAATAATGCTATTCCGTCAAGATCATATGCCAGATCGTCAATTTCATCTATGATCTTTAACCGAATTGCGATGGATGCATCTATGGTTAAATTTCAACACGTCAAATTAGCTGCCGATAAGCAGAACCAAGAGGTTCAATATAATTCGGCGCTTCAACGATTGTTTGAAGTGGAGATGAATACGGATCAGTCTAGCACCGACTTCTTCCACGATTTGGTTTATTCTTTATTTGACGAAGGTGTCGTTGTGGCAGTTCCACTTGAGGCAACTGTTGATCCCATGCATTCTGACTCGTATGATATTAAAGCCATGCGAGTTGGTAAAGTCATCGAATGGTTTCCTACAAAAGTTCGAGTGAAAGTATACAATGAAAACAAGGGTGATTTCTCCGAGATTATTATCCCGAAACGAATGTGTGCTATCATTGAGAATCCATTAGCTAATATTCTAGGAACGGACAACCCTACCATGAATCGTTTGATTCAGAAATTATCCATTCTTGATAAACAAGATTTGGATTCTGTAGCAAACAAATGGAACATGATTCTCCAATTACCAGTTCCAGTCCGAAATGATATTAAGCGACAAGAAGCCGATGGACGTATTAAAGATATTGAGAAACAATTACAAGATTCTAATTTAGGTATTGCGTATATTGCGGCGGACGAAAAAATTACTCAGTTGAATAGACAAATTAATTCTAATCTTATGGATGAGATTAAATATTTGACTGAAGAATTACTTAGTCAGATCGGTTTGACAAAAGCAGTATTTGATGGTACTGCTACTGCCGAACAGATGCAGAACTACTATACGCGTACAATTGATCCAATTGTCACACGAATTAAAGAAGAATTTCAAAGAAAATTTATCACGAAGACTGGCTATACCCAAGGCCATCGTATCGTGACATACAGTGATCCATTCAAGTTGGTTCCAACTAGTCAGTTGGCAACAATTGGAGATTCTCTTCTTAGAAATAGAATCCTTACTTCTAATGAATTCCGTGCAGTCATTGGTTATGGTCCTATGGATGATCCAATGGCAGATCAATTGTATAATCCTAATATTTCGGATTCTAGACAAGATGTGTCTATACCTGGGTCGGTCGAGTCCCCTGATGGTCAACAGTACTATGAGGAAGTACCTCAGTACAGTGAAGAGGATCTTCAAAATGGCGGCAAATAATGATGGAGGTAAATCGTATAATGGATAAACATCCCAAGTATGATTTCGCGGGTTATGTAACCCGTAACGACATGCGGTGTACCGATGGTGTCGTGATCCGTCATGGAGCATTCCGTGAGAATGATGGAAAGAAGGTTCCGCTTGTCTGGTCTCACGACCCAAGCACACCTGAAAATGTCATCGGTCATGTGTTGTTGCACCATGCGGACGAAGGTGTTTACGGGCAAGGTTATTTCAATAATACTCCAAATGCCCAAAATGCCAAAGAACTTGTACAACATGGAGATATCTGGTCTATGTCTATTGGAGCTAACCGCATTAAGCGTACTCCAAATAATGACGTAATCCATGGTAACATCTATGAAGTATCACTTGTAGTTGCCGGAGCTAATCCGGGAGCTGTTATTACTGAAGTGCTAACGCACTCAGATAATCCCGATGAAGGAGAAAGAATCATTATGGAAAGTGATCAACTTTTACATTCTGCAAATGATGTCTTGCTTGGACAAGAGCGAGTAAGTTTGTTTGACCGCATTCAACACGCAGATGATGATCAAGCAGCAGACATTATGGACGGCGTATTGGCAACTCTTAATGAAGACCAACAAGAAGCCGTTGCTATTTTTACAGAAGCTTCTGTCAACGAAGCCCTTGAAAACATGGAACAAACCGTGAATGAAGAGTTTGACCAAGCTGTCGATGCTCGTGTAACCGAAGTTCTTAACGAACTTGCTGAATCTGATGACAACATTGAACAATCTGCCCTAGGAGGACAAACTATGCACTACAATGCATTTGAACAATCTGAACCTAATCGTGATGAAGAAATCCGTCATTCATTGACGGCTGCTCTTGAAGCCGCTCAGAAATCAGGCCGTAAAGTAGGTCAAGTGCTTGCTGAAATGGAAAATGGTGACGTTCTTCAACACTCAATGAACAATATTGAATTGTTGTTCCCTGATCACCAACTACAAAATGGTGTTCAAGTAATTTACTCACCTAACACTGCTACAGAACATATTCTTAGCCGCGTAACTAAAGTTCCTACTGCGTTTGTTAAATCAATCATGACAGACCTTTCTGACTTGACTGATGAACAACTTCGCGCTAAAGGTTACATCAAAGGAACTGAGAAGAAAGAACAAATTCTTTCATTCCTTTCTCGTAAAACAGATCCTCAAACGATCTATAAAAAACAATCTATTGACCGTGACGATGCTATCGATATTGGTCAACAATTGAATGTTGCTGCATTCTTCAACCAAGAAATGCGTATCAAACTGAACGACGAAATTGCACAAGCAATCTTGGTATCAGATGGTCGTCAAACAGGTGACGCAAACAAAATCAAAGAAGATCGTATTCGTCCAATCACAAAAGACGATGATTTCTACACAATCAAAGCAACTTACAATCCAAACATGCTATTGGATATCTTCCAAACAGTCGCTGAACAAAAGACTAAGATGCTTGGATCAGGTATGCCATCATTGTACATCAACCCTCTATTCTTGACAAAACTTCGCTTCTTGCGTAACAAGAACGAACAATGGGTGTTCGGTGGACAACAACCTGCAACTAAAGAATATCTTGCTTCATTGTTTGGTGTCGCTGAAATCGTTGAAACAAACTTCTTGAAACCTGAAGAATTGATTATGGTCAACCTTGCTGACTACCAAATCGGTACTAACCGTGGTGGTGAAGTGAACACATTCGAACACTTCGATATTGACTACAACAAACAGAAATACTTGATCGAAACTCGCTTGTCTGGTGCCCTTACTCGTGCTAAAGCGGCAGTTTACTTCAAACCAGCAGCTGGTGCCGCAGCTGGATCTGAAGCTGCTCGTACAGGAGTTCCTGGAGGATAAGAATGAAGTTCAGCGGTGAAGCTGGTTTTCGATTGAAAGATGTCGAGGTAGAACCTGATGTCTATGAACCCCAATTGGTATCTAAGATTATCAAGGGTGATGTCGTTCAGAATAGATACGGTCGTCAAAATGGCGACAAATCTACAATAGACAACATCACAATTACCAACCAGCTTTCTATCGTTGCCAATCAATTTCTTATGAAACATATTGCAAATCTGCTTTATGTTAAGTTCCAAGGCGTGAAATGGAAAGTTGTTTCATACAACATAAAAGCGCCTAGAATTTTTGTGGATCTAGGAGGAGTCTATAATGAGCAAGAGAATGCTTATCCGGGATTGCATTCAGAAAGCAATAGCGAAAACGGGCGAGAGCTATAGTCTCTACTACAATCCCACAGGAAAGACGACGTTGACATATCCTTGTATTATTTACAGGAGAAAAGCAATTCGTCAAAGACATGCTGATAATCTTAGGTATCATACTCATGAAGAGTATCAAATTACTGTGATTGATAAGCGTGTCGAATCGCCAGTGGTTGAAGCTCTAATCGAAGAGCAATACTGCTATTACAATAGTGAATTCATTAGTGATAATATGAATCACACATTACTAACAATTAATACAGGAGGCTTATCAAATGGCTAAATTAGTATTTGACGAACTTGGAAAACGCTTTTATGAGACTGGTGTCTCTAATGCGGTTCTATTTGTACAAGCAGACGATGGATCATATCCTCGTGGGGTAGCTTGGAATGGTATCACGGCAGCGAATGAATCTCCATCAGGTGCAGAATCAAATGACCAATATGCTGACAACATTAAATACTTGTCACTTACTGGTGCTGAGAAATTTGAAGGTACTATCGAAGCATTCAGTTCTCCAAAAGAGTTTGATGAATGTGATGGTATGGCTACAATTGCTAAAGGTGTTACAGCACATCAACAAAACCGTAAAGCATTTGGTTTTGCGTTCAAATCAATTCTTGGTAACGACGTTAAAGGTAATGAATACGGTTACAAACTTCACTTGTGGTACGGATGTAAAGCTGCTCCATCTGAGCGCTCACATGCTACTGTCAATGACAGTCCAGAGCCACAAAACCCATCATGGAGTGTTACTTCAACACCTGTTCCAATTCCTGGTAAGAAACCAGCTTCTGTGTTAACCATTACATCCACAGAAGTTGATGCTGCTAAATTGGCTAAAATTGAAGAAGCTATTTACGGAACAGAATCACGTGATGCGTATCTTCCAACACCACAACAAATCATTGCGATGTTGGCATAATTATTAATTAAAGGGGTATTCACAAATGTTAAAACAAAAAGTAAAGTATGAAGATTTCGATGGAAACATCCAGGACGAAACTCTATATTTCAATCTTAGCCGTATGGAACTTGTAGCATTGCAAGGTCGTTACGGAAAAGAAGATATGGCGAAATACATTGAGAAACTTATCGAAGATAAGAATCTTGAAAAGATGTATGAATTGCTTAATGATATTGTCCTAACTGCTTATGGTGTTCGTTCTGAAGACGGTAAACGCTTTATTAAGAATGAACAAATTCGTGAAGAGTTCGTACAATCACTTGCTTATGAAGCATTGATCGAAGACTTCCACGATGAAACTCGTAAAGTGTTAGAAAATTTCGTTACAGGAATTACTTCACATATCCGTGGTTTGAACAAAGCAGAGAACGCTGTCTCTGCTCCAGCTTAATGAGGGTTGGCGTGCATTGTATAATACACGCCTCCTTTATTTTTAAATTTTTTGAGGTGTGAATATTATGGCGTCAGAGTTTTTAACATTGAGAATTGATGATGTTGAGTTATGGGATGATGATAAACAGGAATTTATTATTGAACCTGGTCGAGAAGTGACATTTAGATACACGCTTAAAAATCTTGACAAGTGGGAAACGAAACATGAAAAACGTTTCATAGATAATATAGATAATATTGCCCCTGAGGACATATTAGATTTTATCCAATGCATCTGCGATCAAGACATAGACGTTACAAAATTATCACAGGAAAATTATAACGCTATTGTTGCATATCTACAGCATACGCCATCCGCTACAACATTACCAAAATCACAAGGTTCTGCCGCAGCTGGATACAGTAGAAAGAAGATATTTACATCTGAGATAATTTATGCTCACATGGCATTGAATCATATTCCGTTTTCATGGGAAGATAGAAATTTGAACAAGCTCATTATGTTATTAAATTGTGTTGGTTCTCTACAAGAACCACCTAAGAAGATGACTCGAGCGGAAGCTATGGAAGAACATCGTCGTGTTATCATGGAACGTAGACGTCAAGAAGAACAGAGGAGGAAACTTGATTGAGTGATAAATATATTGCTATATCCTCTATTGATACTATCCAACATTTCGGAATCAAGGGTATGAAATGGGGAGTACGATCACGATATTTAGTCGATCGAGTAAAAGGGCATCATACGTATAAACGTGAATTGCGTAATGCTAAAATTAAATACAAACAGAATCGACCAGAATTATATAGTCGAGCTCTTAAAAAGTCTGCTATAGCCGCTTTAGCTCTTGGTGTGGCAGGACGTAATGCTGATATGCTTAAATATGGCGTATCTGGGGTTGCGGGATCATATGCTTTAGATAAGTTGACTGGCCGACATGGAGCAAAAAGAGAATATAAACAAGAACGAAGAAACCTAAAAGACTCCTACAGAGAATACAAACAATATCTAAAAGATAAACGTAAACAAGACTTGAAAGAGGGGTAATGTATGTTTTCTTTTGATAATAGAGGATCCTTCGATGATCTTGAAAAATTTCTTAAGAAGAATCGTAAGAGTTCTTTAGATCCTCTTGGCCAGAAAATAGTCGCTGCTCTAAAAGCAGCTACTCCAAAAGATTCTGGTGAAACCGCAGACAGTTGGGACTATGTTATTAAACATACCAGTCGTGGGGAAGAACTAGAAATTATAAATACTAATGTGAATGATAATGTTAATATTGCTATTATTATTCACTATGGACATGGTACTGGTACGGGAGGATATGTTCCTCCGCAACCATATATTGATACTACAATCGATAAAGTCTATAAAGCTACTATCGATAAAATATTGAAGGAGTATATTCTATGAATGATACCATACAACACTTTGGAATCAAAGGTATGAAGTGGGGTCAGAGAAATCGTGTGGCACATTTGACAAATAAATATATGTCTAAAGGCTACGACCAAAACACTGCATATCAGAAAGCTGTTCGACGATCAAATGTCGAACGGAAGTTGAAAAAAGCTGCGATTGTAGGTGGAGTTGCTTTAGCAGCTTATGCTGGTTATAAAGGCGCAAATTATTTAATGGCAAAAAAGAAAATGGATGCTGTTAAATCCGGTCTCGATACAATGAATCAAATTAGAGAATCGAATATGTTACCGAAAAAAGGTAAAATGGATAAAATTCGAGAAGCTAGTAGAAAGCTGAAAGATAAGACTAGAGATATTCGTGTGAATAATACGAACAAAATCAAAGAGGCAAGTAAGAAAATTACAGATCGAGTAAAAGAAGCACATAGAAAAGATACAGAACGATTTGCTAGTCGAATGACAGAAGCTATGGAAGCAGAGGCAGCTAGAAAAGCTCAGAAAGAAGTTAAGAAAGCCGCTAGCTTTAAGGATAAAAAATCTCTAGGACAAAAATTAAAAGAAATTTCTACCAACTTTAAGAACATCAATAAGAAAGCTAAAACACAAACAGCAGCTATCGATGCAGCTAATAGTGATGCTTTGAAGATGTTTAAAGAATTATCTAAAAAGAAAGTATAGGTAAACTATGAGCGGATATGTAGACGAAAAAGTTGCTCGAGTCTCCTTAGACAATAAAGGTTTTACTAAAAACGTAGAAGATACTATTAATGCTTTGAATCGTTTGAAGAAAGCTTTCGATACTGTCAATGGAAAGTCAGCAGCGCAAAACATTGACTCTGATATGTCAACGATGTTGGACACAATTTCAAAATCAACAACAAAATCAGAGGGACTACTATCTCGCCTAAAAGGAATCTTCCAAAAGAGCACTCAAGGTATTGACATGTCTGGAGCGGCTCAAGCAGTTGATAAGATGAATGCGGATGTCGAGAATCGTACTTCTCGTACATCTGACATCTTGTCGCGATTAAAAGGTATTTTCCAGAAGGCAGATAATCACGAAGGATTTCCAAACTCAATCAAATCTATTGATAGTCTCAATAATAAAATTGCTGTGTTTGATGCGTCACCATTGGCTGCTGCATTTGAGAAAGCTGCCAATTCTGTAAGTGGATCCATGACAGCTATGAATGTTGCAGTTGGTAATGTCTTGACCGGTCTTATCCAGAAGGCTATGAATTTTACAGGACAATTCTTCAGAGGTCCTATGGACGGTCTTGGTGAGTATAAAGACAAACTAGGATCTATTCAAACAATCATGACGAATACTGAATGGGAAATTCCAGATTCAAGTGTCCGTATGAAAAGTGTATCTGCTGCTTTACAAAATTTGAATGATTATGCCGATAAAACAGTATATTCATTTGCTGATATGACTAAAAACATCGGTACGTTTACTGCTGCAGGTGTTAGTCTAGACAAATCTGTATCTGCCATTAAAGGTATTTCAAATTTAGCGGCTGCTTCTGGATCATCAACATTACAAGCATCTACTGGTATGTATCAGTTATCACAAGCACTTGCTGCCGGTAGAGTAGGACTTCAAGACTGGAACTCCGTTGTCGCTGCAGGTATGGGTGGTAAATTATTCCAAGATGCTTTACTAAAAACCGCCGAAAATATGGGAGTTGCCGTTGACAAATCAAAAGCCTTTCGTGAAACACTTAAAGATGGATGGTTGACTTCGGAAGTCCTAATAAAAACATTAAATGAGTTTGCAGAAAACCAATCTATGTTGGATGCTGCTCAAAAAGTAAAAACCTTTGGACAATTAGTTGATACCGTTCAAGAGTCCATTGGTTCTGGATGGGCAACTACTTGGGAATATTTCTTGGGTGGATTCGAAGAAGCTCGAGATATGTGGACCAAGATTGGTGAAGTAGTAAACCCATTTTTCAATGACGATCAAGGGACTTATGAAGATGCTGTTACAGGTATGACTTTAAGTCTTGGTAACTATCGTAATGCGTTGTTAAAAACTTGGAAAGATATGGGCGGTCAACAAAGTCTATTTAATTCGATTCAAAATAGCTTTGAGTTTGTATTTGGGGCGATGACGAAATATCGCGAAGGCTTTCGTTCGGTTATTGGCGATTATAAATCAAATGCGCAAGTATTTTACGATTTCACAAAAGGACTTGAGAAATTCACCGAAGGACTTAAGAACAACACCAATTTCATGACCACAATGGCGTCTGTCGGTAAGGCGGTTGCCAATGTGTTTGTTACAATTGGTTGGGCAATTAAAACATTATCTACAGGGTTCAACTCAATAGGTCAAAACTCCGATAAGGTCATATTGCCTATTAAGAATATAGCGGACAGTATATCAAAATTCTTTGAAATGCTACGTGCCAACACAAATGTCCATGTTGGTTTAATCTACATGGGTAAAGCTATCGCTAATGTGTTTGCTATTTTAGCTTCATTATTCAAGATTGTTACTTTGGTACTTCGAGAGTTCTTTAGTGCGTTTTCTGGTGGGGATGGATCTGGATTTAAAGATTTTGCCATAATGCTATTCAAGATCACAGAGGCTATTCGTAAATTTGTAGAGGGTCTAGAACAAGGTATCCAATCAGTTGGTTTGTTTAAAGCTATCGGGCATTTAATAGCCTCTGTATTTACAGGTATATTCGCTGTCATTTCTGCTGTATTCGGTAAGATCTTAGGATTAAATAATCCTTTCACAGGCTTAGCCTCAATCTTACAAGGAGCGGCTAATGGCATATCCAAATCTGGAGACTTTATTAATAAGGCTCTTACAGGATTAGCTACTAAGCTCGGTAATGCTTGGGACGGAATTGTAAATGCGTTTAAATCTGGATATGATGGTCTGAAAGATGCCTTTGTATCTTTCGATATGGCGAGCATTATTAAAGCAATTATTGGTCTATTTGCCTTAGATAAATGGATCGCATTTAAGAATTCGGATAGTACAATTTTTAATGCCATTTTCGATAAAGTAAAAGGTGCATTTGATAAATTCACCGGCGATGGTAAGAAAATGGTAGAAGATGCTGGCGGTGTCCTTGATACATTTAAACAAAACTTGAATATGTTCTCTCAAGGGGTTAAAGTGTGGCTTTTATTGGGTATTGCAGGGGCAGTATTCCTATTAGCCATATCTATTGACAAACTATCAAAAATCCCTATGAAAGATTTATCCAAAGGTATTATTGGTATGGGAGCAGCTATGTTTGGATTGATGAAATCCATGAAAGTGCTCGGTGCCATATCCAAATTACCTAAGGGCGCTATCGGAACGATGATCGGATTTGCCATTGCAATTCGATTATTAGCCGGAGCAATGATGAAATTAGCACAAATACCTCAAGATCAATTAGGCCCTGCTATAGCAAGTCTATATGGAGTCATGCTTGGACTTGTTGCGTCTATGAAATTAATGGATTATGTCGGAGGATCTAAAGCGAGCGTTCTTAAGATGATTGGTATGGCAATTGCTGTGCGCATATTAGTGATGTCTGTAAAAGCCATTGCAGATATTGATCCCGAACGTTTAGTGCCGGCTATGGTCTCTCTAGAAGCCTTATTATTTGGTTTAGTAGGTGCTGCTAGAGTTTTAAATAATGTCAAGATCAGTATTAAAGCGATCCAGTCACTCTCTGTATTCGCATTTGCTACTAGGGTACTGGTAGCCTCTGTTGCAACACTGGCTAAGTTTGATATTGAACATTTGATTCCAGCGGTTGCTTCTGTCGTTATATTATTAGCATCACTTGCAACAGCAGCACGATCCTTAAATGGGGTTAAGATTAAGCTGAGTGCTTTGGCTACTCTAATAACCTTTGCTATTGCAATTAGATCTCTAGTTAATTCAGTAGCTATATTGGCTAACTATGATATCGCAAATCTTGCTGTCGCTTCTGGATCTGTTACAGTACTTCTACTTTCATTGGCCGCAGCAACTAGAGTTATTGCTGATGTGAAAGTTAAATTAAGTGCTATGTTTGCCTTAATAACATTCGCAGGCGCTATTTATTTAGTTGTTAAAGCTGTTGAAATACTAGCAAATATTCCTGTCATGTCTTTAGTTAAAGCCATGGTCGGAGTCGAAGCATTATTACTATCATTAATAGCCGCTAGCTATATTATGCAGAAAGCAAAACCTAAGATTGGTGCAGCTCTCGGTATTGCCGCTCTCGGTGCTGCTATCTATCTTATTATTAGATCTATTGAACCATTGGCGAACATGTCTATTGGACAAATTGCAAAAGGTATACTTGGCATGGATGCTATTATGTTATCCTTGATATTAGTTTCTACTCTGATGAATAGGGTTCATCTAAACTTGGCCGCTGCAGGATCACTTGTTATCTTAACGGGTATCTTGTTCCAAGTAACAATGAACTTATCCATTCTATCCAAGTTCTCGTGGTCGAGTTTATTGGCGGCAGCAACTGCTATGGGCGGGGTTATGCTCGCAATGGCATTTACTGTCAAAATCATAACAGGATCCGTAGACTCACTATCCGATTTAGTATCTCTAAAATATGTATTTGATTCGTTTGGTGGAGTATTGTATGCGATCGGTACGGCACTCGAACAAGTCGGTAAACTTTCATGGCAACAAATGTTAGTTGCCGTCGTTGGTATTTCTGCGGTTATGGGAGCGTTGGTTGGTGTAACTTACTTTATTAAGAAAATCGATCTTGACCTTGAAACACTAAGTGGTCTTGCTGTATTTGCCGGTGTGTTATATGCCGTCGGAACAGCTTTAAGTCAAGTTGCTGCTCAACCATGGCAAGGAATTGCTGCTGCAACTGTAGCGATTGGTGTCACACTTGGTTTATTAGTCGGTGTGTCCTATTTGCTTGAGAAATACGGAAGCTTTGGTGCAGCTGGTCAATTAATTTTATTAGCTGCAGGTCTCATGGCAATAGCGGTTCCAATTATGTTGTTATCAACTCTTAACCTTGTTGCTGTCGGAGTTGCAATGCTAGCTCTTGCTGGTAACTTGGCCATTCTATTGGCTGCTGGAGCTCTCGCTCAATTAGTAGCGCCTGGTCTCCTTATATTGTCTGAAACATTGATAACTTTTGGTATATCTTCAATTCTGGCAGCTACATCCGTATTAATTGCTGGTGTTGGTTTCTTGGCATTTGTAACAGCTATCAAGGAATTAGCTGCGATTGCTCCGGATGCTCTGAGGGCCGTTGTGGACGGATTTACAGCCTTTATTCAATCAATCTCGAATAATGCTCCAACTATTGTTACTGCATTAGTACAAACCGTCAAAGCGGCTATAGCTGGTCTTGTGGAATTAGTTCCATATTTAGTTATTGGATTGATGAATGGTATTCGTGATAATGCGCCTCAATTAGTTACATCTGCTGTTGAAATGTTGACTGAATTGTCAAAAGGTCTGGTAGAAAACCTTGATATTTTACTTCAAGTAGCAGTTGAAGTTGCCGTACAATTTGTACAAAGTTTAGCGAACGCTTTACTAGGGATTAAAGATAAGTTAATTCCTGCTTTATCATCGCTTCTACAAGTGGTAGCTGATGTAATATTAGGTGTTATTCAAAACTTAGCAGGACCTATCTTAACTAAGATCGCGGAAGTGCTTGGTCCAATTATGCAAATGATTGTTGACTTTATTGTACAATTAGCTCCTGCATTAGAACCAATTATTAAAATTATTGGTGACGTGTTAACAGTATTGATCGAGAATCTCCCTGGTATTTTACAACCAATCGCTGATACAATTAAGGTATTAGTTGATGGTATTGTGGCTGCTTTAGAAATTCTTGCTCCTGTTGTCGAGACAATTGTAAATGGTATTGTTGAAATCATTAAAACATTAGCTCCGATTGTACAATCTGTTGCGGATACAATTAAAGCCGCTCTAGAAGTACTTGGTCAGATCTTCCAGACAATCGGAGATGTTATTAAAGCAGCTATCCAGGGAATTGTTGATATCGTTAATTCTATCGGTGAAATTATCAAATCTGTATTTAGCGGAATTCAAGGTACTTTAGAAGCTCTTGGTGGAGTATTTGAATCTGTCGGAGCTGGTATTAAGACTGCTATGGAAGGTGTTGGATCTGTTGTAGAATCTGTCGGTACTGCTATTAAGACTGCTCTTGAAGGAGTTGGTAAAGTATTTGAATCTATCGGTAATGCGATTAAATCTGCATTGGATGGAGTTGCTAATATTATCAAAGCCTTTGGTGAAGCTGCTAAGAATGCGGGAGAAGGTTTCAAACTATTTGGTGAAGGCGCCAAATTACTTTCTGAACATGGTTTCGGAGCCGCTGGTGGTATTTCCGCTATTGCTGGAGCTATTGCTGGACTTGGTGGTTCTGCCTGGGCAGGTAACTTACAAGGATTTATCCAAGATATCGAGAACCTAGGCAATGCTATCAATAATCTTGGTGGTGCTTCCGGAAACTTGTTGATTCTCGCTGGAGGTATGGCACAATTACAAGGATCTATTGGAACTATCTCTGGTACGATTCCTAGTGTTAATAGCGCATTTGAATCATTAAGTGGAAGTCTCGGAACTATTTCAGGATCTATCGGTCCAGTGGCTAGCGCATTCCAACAATTGGCAACACCAATTCAACAGTTACAAGGAAGTTTAACAATTGTTGCTGGAGCATTCATGTTATTTACAGCACAAATTGGAGGCGTCCAAGCTTTACTTGACGGAATTGTTAACAGTTTCACAAACATTCAAAATGGCGTCACTTTGGTGGGAACTGCCATTGGTTCTTTACCAGCATCATTCGATTTATTTAACGCATCTCTAGGAAATGTTCAAACAACCTTAACAAACTTCGGAACATCACTAACAGATTCTGCTACTGGATTTGGTAAGATGGGCGAAGCGGCTACATTGGGTATGACCGCTATGAATGATGCGGTTCTAAATGGAATGGTTATTGTCCAAGGAACTATGACAACATCTATTGGTCAATTAGCACAAGCGGTTACTGATGGATTTATCTTAGTCCAAGATGCAACAACAAACTCAATGAACACCGTTCGAGATGTTGTATCTCAGAACATGGACACTGTGATGGGTACCATTAAAGCACGAATGACCGAAGTTGCGAACCAAATGTCAAGCTCATTGGATCAAGTTATGAGAACGGTTACAGATTCTATGAGTCGAGTGTCTTCAACAATTCAATCCAATATGTCCCAGATCAATAGTAATATCCAAAGTTCTACTAGCCAAATAAAAGGGACGTTTGATCAGTTTGCATCAAATGCACAAAATACCATCACACAGATGATGTCTACTATTAATAGTAGCATCCAAAATGGTATGAATACTGCGAAGTCAACTGTTGATAGTAACATGAATAGTATCATGTCAACTATTTCTAGTTACAATGGAACTGCAAAATCAAATGGATACAATGTTGGTTGGTATATTTCTGATGGTATTGCTAGTGGTATCTGGGCTAATGTTGGTTCGATTGAATCTGCTGCTCAACGTATCATTAACAAAGCCAATGAAGCAGCTAGAGCTGCCGCTCAAATTCATTCACCATCAAGATTATTTGCAAAATCTGTTGGTAAGTATATCCCTCAAGGGATTGCTATGGGTATTGATAAAGAGATGCCTAAGTCAATCCAACAAATGCAGGATACATTTAAGAATGGATTTACAGCAGCTGCTGATGATGCAGTTAAACACGGAAATGCAATGGCGGAAGCTGTTGCTGGAGCTGTAAACCAAGTTGGAGATATGTTGGATGTTGCTGTTGACGACATGAACTATACTCCAACAATCACACCGGTTATTGACGCATCTAATCTAGATAAGTTCAAACCAAAAGATTATGGATTGAATCTTGGATCTGCCACTCGAGTACCTACGCCTGTGTATTCTCCAGGAAGTAGTACTGGTCAAACTACAACCGTTAATACAGATAATTCTACAAAAGAATACAATATTAATGTGTCTGTAGATAATGGGGGACATCCAATTAATCCTAAAGAACTTGCAAAACAAGTTCAAGAACATATGAAACAATTCGATGATGAAAATCGAAGAGGAAGAGGCGAGGAGGTACTCTGGTAAATGGTAATGAACCCTGGTTATTTTTCGTTCAACGGATTAGATTCCGAAGAGCATCATATCTTTATCCAGGATCGACCAGATATCGTAGCCCCGAAGAGACGTGTCTCTTTTATCGCACCTAATGCTTTCGAAGGAGAGTTGGCTTATGACGATGACGGTTATGAGCCAACCGAATTCGAGCTTAAGTGTTTCTACGATGGTCGCAAACATAAAGATAATCATATTGCACTATCAGACGCTCGTAATGATATCTATACATTCTTTAATCAAGGGGTTGGAGAATGGGTAGTATTTATACCGTATTTCGATGAAAATCATGAGTATATGGTGATATTAACGGAGCTTACTTTTGAAAATAAGTATTACTATGAAGGATGTATTTCGTTCACGGCTAAGTTGAAGTGTCAACCATACAAATACGTGAGAAATTCTCCTGAAATTAATGTTTCTAATGGTTATTTGTTAACAAATCCAACACAATACATTGCTAGACCGCTTGTTTCATTTACTGGCGTCTATGGACAATTAGATATTCGTATTGGTGATCGAACATTATCCTTAAGAAATCTTAATAGAGAAAATATATACATTGATTGTGAGACATATTCGGTTTATGCGAAGGATCGTAGTCTTATTACTAACTTTAATAACAAGACTATTGGTAAAGATTTCTTTGTTCTTTATCCAGGTAAGGATCCACGAAATCGATTGACGATTACAAAACCGGATGGTACAGCGCCACAATTGATAAAACTTAAACCAAACTGGAGGGTTCTTGTATGAGACCTATTTTATACGAACAAGATGAAACTCTGTTTCGTACTAATGGTATAGGCATCCTCCATGACGCGGAGGAATGTAAAGTTACCGAAGCTCGAAATGGAAAATTTGAGATTGAATTGGTATACCCTCTCCAAGGAGAGTGGATAACTGATATCGTTCATAATCGGATCATTTTGTCAAGACCAAACGACTATGATCAACCTCATGCATTTCGTATTTATGAAACTGCTGTTGATTTAGCAGCGAATCATATGACTGTAAAAGGGGTTTCTATAACTGATGATCTCGCTGGAAATGTTGTTAAACCATTCACAGTATTAGGTGCAAATCCTAATAGTGCATGGGCAGGTATTCGATCAGCTGCATTGGATAATATCCGATATCGATTCTGGTCTGATATTGGTGCTATACATCCATTCGAGGTATCAGAAGCACAAAACGTTTGGGCAACTCTTGTTGGTGAGAAGGAATCTCTTGTAAGTGTTTTTGGTGGTGAAGTTAAACGGGAGAATGATTCCATTTATCTTTATCGGCGAAGAGGTACCGACCATGTAACTACCATTAGACCACGTAAGAATCTTAAAAACATTAAGATTACTACAAACATGATTGGTAAGTTCACTCGTATTTTACCTTATGCCAAATATACTCCAGAAGGAGAAAACCAGCAAGAACAAACGATCTATGGTGATGTTATTTTCTCTGATCATTACAATGATTATTCTGTTAAACGAATTGTACCAATTGATATTTCTAAGAAATTCAATGATTACAAACAACAACAGAAAGCTAGTCGTAAAGACCAATTGAAAGCCGATCGGGAAAATAACAGAGCAGTCGATGCCGCCCGAAGATCTGCTGAAGAAGCTCGACGAGAACAGCTAGAAATCGATCGTGAAGCAGCAAGAGAACGACGATTTGAAGAACGTCAAGCTGCTAGGGCTTCTGCTCGAGTAGCTGCTCAAGAAAAACGTGCTGCTGCTAAAGCTGCTCGTGAAGCTAATCGTGGTATTAAGAAGTCTAAAGCCCAACGTGCTGCTGAAGCTGAGGCTAGATATCAAGCTAGAGAAGCTGCATACCAACAAAAAGAAGCAGAACGAAACGCGAAGTTCCAACAACAGGAAAAAGATCGTCGTGCTAAACGTGCTGCTGCTAAACAAGCTAAAATTGATAAGAAGAATGCTAGAGAAGCTGAGAAATCTGCTCGTAAAGCTAGACAGGATCAGATCAAAGAGAGTACTAAGATTGTCATTACACCAGCGATGGTTACGGCAGAAGCTGCTAGTTACTTTGATGAGAATCCAAATGTAGATGTTCCAAATATCAAGATCGAAGTTGACATGATCCCATTACAAGATACAACATCTTGGGAAAGATCCATGCTTCGTAGTCTTGAAAAGATCAAATTGTGTGATACGATCGATGTCTATGTCAAAAAGATTGATGCGGATGTAACGGTTACAGTCAATGAGATTGAGTATGACGTCTTAAGTGAACGTATCATCAAAATCGTAGCAACTTCCGATGGGAACAATTCATCAAGTCTTGCTGAAGCGCAGAGAGCTGAGTGGAAAGATCATACACAAAAAGCTATCAGTGATGCATTCTTCGATATTGACAATTCTGTTAATAAAATCCTTACCTCTGCTAATGGTAAAAACCAAAACTTCTATGGACCAGACGAACCTCCTGCCGATATGGCTAAGGAGAATGATATTTGGTTCAAAGAAGTAGCTGAGGGCGAAATTGATATGTATCGTTTCGATGGAACTCAATGGATATTGTTAATGCCACATGATTTTGGGGAACAACTAGAAACTAAGATAAATGATCTTAGGACAGAGATCCAAGAATCCCTTGACGAGTTCGAAGAATCTCAAGAGGATTTAAAAAGTCAATTAGATGGAGTTGCAATCAATGCTCAAGCAGCGGTTGAAGAAGTTGCCGATGAATTTAATGCTGAAATTGCAAGTGCTAAATCAGCGTTAGATACCGTTAAGAAAAGCTTCGAAGCGGCTAAAGCGGATTTCAACAATAAAATTGCGGATTTCAACAATAAAATTGCGGATTTATCACAAAAGCAACTCGCAGACAAGGCTGCACTTATTCAACAAACCCAACGAGATATTCGTCAACTACAAGATGGTATCACTGAGAAATACAATAATCTTCGTATTGGTACCAACAACTTGATTCGTAATAGTATTACAATGCCGCCTACTGATTTTAGAGGATGGACCGTTGCTAATGGAGAGATATTTAGATTGTATTCAAAAGATCTAACTGTGTTAAAGATCAACTCAACATCTCGAGTAGCATTGTCTTTAAATCCTCCAGAATCTAATATGGTGAAATTGAGACCGAATCAAGATTACATTTTCTCATTCTATGTGAAATCTTCCGGTGGAGGTCAAGTCATTTATCATAGCCGTTCCGCTACTGATATGAAGTTAATTGCGTACGATCCATCTTTTAACAACGGATGGAATGTCACTCGTGATTGGGAAAGACACTGGGTTAAATTTAGAACACCTAGTAACTTGTCAAATCCTAACGCGGTTCTTGGTATTATCAACAAAGATAGTGGATCGAATACGATTTATACTGCTGCGTGGCAATTGGAAGAATCTCATATTCTGTCTGATTGGCATCCTAATGATACTGATTTAGAAGAAGTTATTGGTGAGTATAAACGATTAATCGATCGAAATCTCACGACACTTCAAACGACTGTTGGTAAATTGGGCGAGAATGTTACAAATGTTAAAACATCGATCGATCAGACCAACAGACAAATCGAGTTGAAGGCTCAGGAAATTACAGGCTTACAGGGTAAAATGACTCAAGCAGAAGCCACATTACAAGCTCTTCCAAATCAAATTACTGCTAAAGTAAATACTGCTAAAGAGGAAGCTTTGAATGGTGCAAAGAGTTACACCAATGCTCAAATTCAAGTAGCTGAAGGATCTATTGCTCAACGTATTACATCTAATTTAACTGGACAAGTTAATGGTATTATTTCGTCAAGTATTACTCAAACGAATGGCGCCATTCGTCAAGCTATTGCTTCAGCTACTGAGAATGCTGTTGGGACGGCTAGAACAAATGCTCAAACAATTGTGAATACGGCCATCGATGGTATTCGTACAAATATCCGTCAAGTGGAAACCAAGATACCTAAGAAATATGGTGGACGTAACTATCTACAAGGGACAGATAAGACTCTTCATTCTGGATCTTATACGTTGAACTCTAATGGGTATTCTGTCATTTTTGGGTATAATACGGTTGGTAATAAAACACTTAGAGAATTGGGTATTCCTCAAAATGCGAAGTTAACTCTTCAATATACTGTTAAATTTGCATCAAATGTAACAAACGCTAGAGTTATGCCTAAGTTATATACGGATGATGGCGCCTATTTGATGGGACTTAATGGAGTTGTTCCCGAGTATCCATCACCTAACGATATGAATATCAGCGGATCCAATCCAACATTTAGAATTGGTTATATTACCCTTAATGATAATGCTTGGAACCGTTGCAATCAGATTCGTTTCTGTGTTGACCGGTCGAATAATGTCCCATTCGAAATCACTCAATGTATTCTATATTCTGGTGATATGGTGATTGACTGGGTTAGTGCTGTTGAAGACACATTCATTGAGAATGGTGGTACAAATCTTCTTAAGAATGGTCACTTCATGAAAGGTATTCAAGAAAATCAAAAGGTAACTACAACGCATTGGGACATTCAAAACGCAACAGGATTTAACTACAACTATGATCATGGATTTAACAACTTTAAACGTAAAGGTATTATCCATGCGTATGGTACGCCTAGTGATTGGTCTTGGCTTGGACAATGGGTTATGGAACCCGTCAAAAAAGATGAACCACTAACCTTATCTCTAGATGTAGCAATCGATGGATTGAAAGATGCAAATAAAGACGCGATTAAACTGGAAGTATTTGGTTATTATATGGATGGGACCAACGAGATTCGTGAAGGAGTGGCTTCAATAGTAAGGGGAACACATCTCGAATTGGCGGGTATTACTGCTGGTAATCGTTATATGCGTCGTATTGGTAGAACCCTCATAGCAAAACATGATTATCATAAGATATATGTCAAGGTCACATTTACACCGTCCATCTTGGTCAATTTGTATATTACACGAATTCAGCTTGAACGCTCTAAAGTTGTGAATGACTTTAAGGAACATCCAGAAGACCTTGACATTACAACTAATGCGAAATTCCAAGCTGTTGAACAGACTCTGAATATGTATAAGAGGACTATTGGTGAGACTGAGAATGGGGTTGCTACTAAAGTAGCTCAAATGGTTATGACAAACCAATCATTCCAAACGACTATTACCAACGCCTCTTCTGCAAGTACAAACTTAGTGTTGGATACCGAGACCTTTGCTGGAGCCATCGCAAACTTTGTACCAGGAGCAAACAATCGTTATCGAGGAGATTTCCCTGGAGTTTATGGTAAAAATGAGTATATGATGTCCGTTCCAAAATCTTCTGGATTCACAGGATGGAGTGTTGTATCATTACCAGTCGCTATGTCGCAGGTTAAACGAAATGAAAGTTATACAATTTCATTCAAAATCAAATTTGAAACCGCACAAGATACGCCGAATAAGAGTCGTTATTTAATTGCTCTTAAAAATCATGTTTTAAATAAAACACCTATGGTATTTCATGATACTAGGGCTAATGATCCTAGAACAGGATCGAACAATCCGTTCACTGATTGGGTTACTGTCAAGAAAACAGTCACACCAAATGAGGATGTGGCTTTAGAATCACCTGGATTATTACCATTTATGATTGCTATTGAGAATACTGGAGTTATTCGTATAAAGGAAATCATGATGGTTCGAGGTACTGTATCTAATGAATACACACCAGCAACTGGTATATCTTCAACCATTGTGAAACAATTGAGTAACTCGTATGCTGTTCGTGTATTATCAGGACCGAACTCATTAGCTACCGAGATCAATGCCAATCCAAATGGTGTACGGATCAAAGGTAAAAATATTGAAATTGATGGAAACACCCATATTACTAATGGGGTTATCGATGAAGCTATGATCAAAAATGGAGCTATTAGTAACGCGAAAATTGCTACTGCGGCGATTGACAGTGCAAAGGTTAATAATATAGATGCTGGTAAAATCACTGGTAAAAACGCAAATTTGATTGATTTGGATGCTATTACAGGTCGAATTAAATATGTGTTTACTCAGGGAATTGCAATTGGTTACGAAACTTATTTGTATATGTCAAATGGAAAACTCATGATTACTAATAGAAATGGAAATTCTTCTAACAGCGATGATGTTCGATTACAGTTAAATGGAAGAATGTCCGGACCGACAAAAATTGGCGGTAGTGGATCGAATTCGAGCAGTTATGTTCCTGTTATGACAAATCACTCGAGAAATATTCCAATATATTCGCATGGTTCAGTATCTGATGTAAATGGAATTCACTCGAACCATAATGTTGGTGTCTTTGGGGTTCGATGGATGGGTATCGTTACATTTGGAGGTCATCTAAATGTAACCACAAATACAAATGCATATTTGTATGTACATGACGGATCTGAAACTAGACGCTCAACATGGTATTGTCCACTATTCCTTGACGATGGATATAGCGATTTAGAATCTGATTTTTATAATTATGCTAGTGCCGGTTATAGATATGAAGCCTATAAATACTATGAGTATAAGGGAGAAAAGAAAACAGGATGGAAATAGAATGAATGATAAAGAAATTTTAGAAAAAATGTTAACAAAAACCTCTCAACAACTGTTGAAAGTTACATTAGAGAAGATTGAAGCAGAAGTACAAGTGGAAAATTACTTAAATCAAGTAACAGAATTGCAAAAACAACTAGAAGATAAAGATATTGAGTTAAATATTCTCAAATCTCAAACTGGAGCTTCAATACAAGAAGTAAGTCCAGAAGATCTCAATCTTCCACCACTTAACAAATAGAAAGGGGCTAATTTATGAGCTCATTTAAAATTAGAAATCACTATCATCTTTATGATGAGAATGGTGTGGTCACAAAAACTCAATTTGAGTTATTCACAGACACACCTACAAACCTCATTACAGTATACCTAGAAGGTAAACACGTAGTAGACGACCGCAACCACGCAGACTACGTAGATAAATGTATGCGGCAGTTCCACAAAACTTATTTTGCTGAATGGGAAGTCCAAGAAACTGCGAAGAAAGTTGATGCTCTTGAAACGTCTATTCGTACCTCACAAGAAGAAAACAAACGTCGCGACGAGTTTATTGAAGCCATGGTTCTGAATACAATCATGTCTGACAATGTTCACTATGGCGTTGTCTATAAGAAATTGGCTGCGCTTCTTCCTAAACTTCAAGTTGGGAAGACTTATGAGCGAAATGAAATCGCAACGTTCTTGGATGAAACTCATACTGAGGTTGCTGAAGAAGGCAAATTGGTTATTGTCCAATTTAATCAAGAAATGGTTTATAATGGTGAGCCTCTATCCTCATTTATGAATGACGGAGAATGGGGACAAAATGGTAAAGCAATTGCTTGGCCATTCAAAATTTCGTAATTAAAAGGCGACTAATATATGTATACTAATACTGTACGATTGCCATATACATTATGGTATGATGGAAAAGATAAGATTTTCCGAATGGATATGAATGCCATTTTACCAGAAGAACATTACGAAGACGGTAAAAAATATATTGGTAAAATTCGTAATGTACAAGTTTCGGGATATAATGTGGAAGGTGATATTCAACCGCCTCCTGCCGGCGATGGCGGATATCTAGATGTATCCGAATGGTCCACTGCTGTTTATAATGAAGAAAAACATTATGCTGATATTACATTAAACCCATTCTCAACTTTCAATGCTGATGGTGAGATCGCGCTTTATATTGATTTTGAAATGTATACCGGATTTGAAGAATATATTTCGGATCATTCTTATAAAAAGAAGGAACTCACTATCATCATTCCTATTCGATCTCATGAAAATCCATCTAAGGATCCTAACCGATTCAATAACGGTATTGGAATCGATAGAATGGATGTTCGTAATGTTTTTTCGCATACCGTTGGTGCTAATGAGGAACCAATTACATTTAGCTTTGATCTAATTACACGTGATATAACAGATGAATTTATCACAAACGGTCAAGCTCTGGATATGGTAAAAACCAAAGCCGTCGAACATGTTTCCCTTACTGCAAAAGATTCTGGATTGGAGCTTTCATTAAACTATAATAGAAATGGAAATCAAACCGGAAATATATCTTGGGATAACTTGAAACAATACATTGGTGGATCAAACCCTACTGAATATGTTGCTACTACACTTGAAGATATTTTGTCAATGTTGGACAATGCTGACTTAAATAACAACAATAGATTAACTAGTATTATTGCCCTAGGTTTGACCACTAATATGAGTGTTCGGGAAAATGATTCTAGAGATATTGATGTTAATTTTACTACAACTTATTATGATTCACAAGGAAATAATCCTACTACTAGAAACTTTACACTATTCACCATTCCTCGATCTCTTCTTGGAGGTGAAGGAGGTACTGTTGATACTGAAGGTATTAAAAATAGTATTTTAAATGCTATTCGACAACAAATTCCAAATGCCGAAACAATCAAACAAGAAATACTAGCAAATATTCCAAACTCATCTACTAATATTAACCTAAACTTTATTGATAAAATTACTGAATTGATCACCACTTATAATTATAATACATCTGTGTTAGACCTTAAGAAGCACTTACACACGGATCCTGATATTAGTAAGTTAACTGAAATACTTACTGCTGAAAATGATAGATCTGAATACGAGGCTAGAGGACATATTCTTTACAGTTTATTAAATTCATATGATCTCTATACTCCTTCATCAGATCAACCCTTTGTTAAATTTGGTAATGATCTGATTAACCATACGACAAATCTTCTTGATAAAATTACAACGGATGCCGCAGACCGTGAAAAAGCTGGAAAACTCTTCCAGAAACTTCTTGACGCAGAGACATTGAATGTTGTTGAGAAGACTGATGGTTATGAGTTGAGCTACACAGGCGATGTGAATAAAGTTCTTGTTAAGATTCCTAAACAAGCCATCACAGTTAGTCAAGAAGTACTTACTACTGCTATAACAGAAAATGTTGTAACCGAGACTATTAAACCTACTTTGGACAAATCATATTATTCTAAGCAAGAAGTAGATCAATTGATCCAACAACTCAAACATGAATTGATGTCCGAAGACCACGGCGAAGAACATCCTCAATAATAAGGATAATCTCGAATGAAAAAATCGGAAATTATTTTATGGGTTATTAGCATACTCTCATTTGTGGGTATGCTAACCCTTTTATTTTTAGTATTAACATTGATGAATCATCTGGCAGAGTATAAAGGACACTATTATGAACTGCTAGATATTCTCAGTCAAATAAACAACAAAATTCACTATCCTGGAGGATGAAACTATGATTATTATTGAAGAAAACGAACTATATCAAACTGATAGCTTTGAAGATATTTTAGAACACCACGGCGTAAAAGGTATGAAATGGGGACAACGTATGAAACGTTGGGGTTCTGCTTATGGCGGTATGGTCAAACGTAAACTACGTCACCCTAATTTTTATGCTGTTGCACGTCGTAAAACTCGAGGTATGACTGGAAGTCCTTTGAGCGTAAGTTCTAGACATATGGAATACAGTAACCGAGTTGTTGACGATATGGTTAAAGCGAATAAGAAATATAAATCAGATAAGCGTAAAGCTTTAGATAAACACTCTACTGGAGATGAAAAGATCTTTAAGAAATATGGAAATGATGCTTTCTTTACAAAACGTAACAAAGCCGCTGGAGAATCTCATCAAGATTACCGAGTTCGTAAAGGCGAAGCTCTGAAGAAAATGAGTAATGCATATGTTGGTCTAAACACACGTTATAAGAACGATATTAATAAAGCTAAAGCTACTCGTGCTAAAGCATATGTTAATGCTGGAGGAAAATTCTAGAAGGAATCTAATATATAAACTATATCGGTATTCAATCTTATAATGATGTTATAGAACACTATGGAATTCGTGGGATGCGATGGGGTATTAAGAGTCGTAGTCAAATTGTTCGTAATGAAGCATCACAATATAAGGCTATGAAATCACTCGTTAAACGATTGAAGAAAGATGGAATGGTCACAAAAAGACAAGCCAAAGGTTATAGACTTCAATTTAAAGCCATGCGCAAACATATGTTAGCTACTAAAGATCGTGCAGTATTATCAGAAATGTATGATATGGCTTCAAAATCAAGAGGTCGAGCTATGACGTTTAATACAAATAAAGCTGGACGTCTATCATTAGTTTCTAACGCTAAAGATAGTAGAGCAGAACAACTACGTAAAAAAGCATCCCAATATATGAATTAATTATAAATTCGCATTTTTTACACATCCTATAATGAATAAAATATTATAGGAGGTAGTCACTATGATTACGATTGAAACTAAATTGGATCAAATGAAGAAGGCTGTTGAAAGCTTTATGGAAATATCAGAATTTCATTTTCAAGCTATGGAAACTCTTCTATTACTCGAAGGTCGAGATGATAGAATGGGAGAATTAAAGGTATTGATTAGAGAAATTCGTGCTATTATTAATGGAGCAAAAGACAACTTGAATTCACACAATGCTGTCAAATTAATGTTGCAAGTAATTGAAAAGAATGACAATACTCTAGAAGATATTCTAGGAATGAAACCAGAGGAATACGCGCAGAAACTAACGGTTCTAAGAAAGGCTTTAGGTAGCCCAAAATAGGATTAACGTTGGAATTCGCAAGGATTCCTCTTTTTTCGATTTTTCAAAAATTCCCCGGGAGTGATTTTTAATCTCAATTTCGCAGAAATTACATGGATTATAATGAAGAAGATAGCTCAGCGGGAGAGCATCCGGCATCATACGGAGGGTCGAGGGTTCAACTCCCTCTCTTCTTTATTTTTTTTGAAAAAGGAGGCTTTTATGCCAGTAAGTAAGAAACGTAAGACAGCGAAGAAAAATCCTCGTCGCTATGGAACAACCAAACATATTCCAAATGTTGTCTCATTGGAATACAAGTATATTCACGGTCATTATGAACCAAAGACAGATGAGTTCAGACTCTATGTCAACATGGTTTGTAATGGGGTTCCTATTATTTGTTCAGGGTATATTGACCCGGACCAATCGTATTTTAAAGGAATTCGTGTCCATAATCCGAAACCGATTAAAGGTCATACAGCACAAACTATTTATGTTACCAAGAATGATGCTCCTCATTTCTTTAGTACTATCAAAGCCTACGTACACACTGTAGGCGATTTATTAGATAGTGGGGATAACAATATTCCGACGTTAGATATTAGTAACGATGGAGGATATTTCAAAGATAAGGATATCCCGACCTATCGTACGCTAAAAGAAACGCAGGAATTACATATCCTATAATGAAATAAAATTATTGGAGGACACTAACATGAACAACAAAGGAATCTTTGGATTAGTAAACTATGAAGACACACCACTTGAGGTGAAGTATAGTGATAGTACTTTAGGTATTGTTGCAAAATCTTTAGCACAAGGGATCGTCGATGGTACACTAATGATTGGAACTATTGCTGTCGTAAGTGGATATGCTAAATTATTTATGAAAAAATAGGAGAACTAATTATGGAAATCATGATGCTTATTGGTAAGGTATTCTTGACTGTATTTGGTGTTATCAGTGTGTACGCACATTGTAAACAAGCATTTACGGAGATAGAAGACTTTATGGAATAACCAGATGAATCACTAACGTGGTTCTTCTTTTTTTGATTTCGCATAATTTACATATCCTATAATGAATAAATAAAGGAGGACACTAAAATGTTAAACAAAGGATTATTCCCATTTTACAGTTTTGAAGGAACAGTATTGGAGGTAACTGAAGACGACGATTTTACAATGCAAGTCGCTAAAGGAGCTGGACAAACTGTTGTGAATACTGCTGTGACTGTGGGAGCAGTTGCGTTGACTATAGGTGCAGGATTTATAATGAAGAAATAGGATCGAATTAATCGGTCCTTTTCTTTTTGTTTTATCAAAGCATATCATCAATACATATCTAGGAGGAAACCTTTTTACTGATTTAAAACTAGATGGTATGTTTCGATAAGATAAAGCTAAATGATTTTCCTAAGCATATCATAAATAATTATTTAAGGAGGAAGCCTCATTTATTGTCAGTTTTCAATAATGGTATGCTTTGGTAAGTCATTAGAAGGAGGTATAAACTATGGCTTTATTTTTATCACTAATATCAATCGGTATTAGTTTCATTACTTTGTATCGAATATACAAAGAAGACAAGGATTTAAAAGATTGGAGGAAAAGAAAATGAATCCTATTAATTTCGTAACTCGTCCCGAAATGGCGAATTACAGTAGCGCTGATATGGTATTACTATCATTTCTTAAATCGATTATGTATGACTATACACGAACAACTGATCCTATGGATCGAGCATTAATTGTTACAATTCTTTCTTCGCTGCCGCGAGTACATAAATTTGAGACACAAGAAGCGTCCAATGATGCTAATGATGCAACGCAATCATTTTTCAATGCTCACGGTGCTGCTACCATGCAAGATATGATGAATGGCGCATATAATCCTGAAATTTTAAAAGAACGTTTAGATAAAATTGTAAAATCATTCGATAAACTATCTAAAGGATATTAGAAAGGACTTATTATGTCAGAAGTAAAATTTCATACTAAACCAACGCAAATCGATAGACAAAATCCAATTAAAGTTCTAGAGGTGGGTGGTGTTATTTGTTGGTTATATTACTTGCCAAAGAATGGATACTACGTACTATTCAAGGTTGCAAATAGTGTTTCAACAGCATCATTAGCGGGTTTTGATGAGAATGATGAATTCAACACTCTTTCAAATTCTGAAACAGAGATTCACACAAGAACAGATTTAGTGAATTACTTTAATTCTTGGAATGATTTAACAAAATTTGATATTGTTCAAATCCAGGAGGATATTCTTAAAATAGAATTGGTAAAGTCGCAGGAATTACACACCCTATAATGAAATAAAATTATAGGAGGATCACTAAAATGATCAGAAAAGTATTTAGAGAAGTTGGATTTAGACTATTATCAGCATATGCTGTTATGGAAGAAGCACATATTGAAAAGCTTAAGAAACAAGGATATATTGATAATGAACAATATCACAACGCACGACTAGAAACTTTACAGAAGGTTTTAGTAAAACTTCGTAATGAAGGATTTTAGAAAGGAGAATAAAATGAAACTTTTAGCCGAATTATTTAAGGTTGTTAAATTGGTTGTAGGATTTAAACTAATTACAGCATTCTTGAAACTATTGGGACTTTAAAGGAGAATAATATTCTCCTTTCTTTTTTGTTAAATATACTGGAAAGGTAAGTAAGATTATGCATAGAATTCAAATTAAAGAAATGAGTAAAGAAACAGAAAACTATATTCGAACAAATTATGAAAAAGAACTACAAGGACTTGAAGTTCTTAAAGGTTGGGAACAAAATCTCACCAAATGGGCTTTCTATTTTGGAAGTGCGGCATTAGGAATGTTTGTATTATCAAAAGGCGTTAAACGTGTTAAAAGAAGTGGTCAAATTGCGCTAGATATTACTATGCAAAATGACCCAGAGTTAGATAAATTATTTAGATTGGATGATGAAAATGTATATACTGAACAGCAACAAACTGAAGAATAGACCTGTATGGATTACATGGTTATTTTTTAATCGACGTTTACAAAAGGATATTAAAGAAAGTATTCCTATTTTAAAAGAAGATATTTCAAAATTAAAAATGGCAGAAGACAAAGTGCATAAAGTAAAGATGTTATCTCTGGAATTATCTATTGTCGAATTGGGATATGCGATGGAGCATATGTTAGATACTATAATGGCTATGGAAGAGGGATGGATCCCTTATCGAGATATTTCATATCTAGTTTTTATATTAAAAATACTAGACAAGACCCTACAAGAAGTAGAATTTAAGAAGGAGCTAAGCGATGTTTAAGAATTTATTTGAGATTGAGAAAGTGGAATTTGAAGATAAAGATATGCAAGAAGCATATTATCGTGGTTTACGAGATGGAGAAGCAGGTCAAGAAATCGCAAACGCGGTTATGATGGCCGGAACAGGTATTCTAACAGCTATTACATATTTGTTTCTAAATCGTCGTAACTCTCGTATGAATCGAGAGTTAAATGCTGCGATTGCGGAAGAAGGTAAGTTAGGCGAATCTCTATTTCTTAAGGAACAGAATGATATTCTTAGAGGTGAATTAGATGATTGACCGTGTTATTATAAATGTTAATGATAAGGTATATTCTTTTATGAATCCATTACTTTTAGATCAAACAGAGAGATCATATTTTTCAAATGATGGTACTGTTAACAAATTAGCAGTTATAGTTCCGTATAATAAAGATTTTATTAATGATATTCTTATAAAATCAAACAAAACATTCAAAATGATTAAACCATCTACCACAATTTTATCTTTAAATGGGATATCTGTTTATAATTTTGTAATCAATAGTATACAATACGATAGTGTGAATCTAGTTCTAAAAATGGTTTGTCCATCTTGAGGTGATAGTATGATTAGTAGACTGATTATTAAATATCATGACAAAGTATATTCTATTCCAATATCACGTTATACTTGTGAAGACGTAGAACATTGGGGAGACCATCTAAGAATTAAACCGTATTTTCCTTCACATATGAAGGTAATTGAGGCATTACATTCAGATTTGTTAGAAAATGAATATTACAATTCAAATTCGATCATATTTGCAGAATTATGTGGACGACCATATAAATTGACACGTATTTCTAAAGAATTATATAGAGATTCTGTATATAAATGTTTTACTGTCATAACGCTCGAACAGATAGAAGTACCTAGACCGCAGGATTTCCCTATGCTATAATGAAAGGAAGGTAATAAACTATGCATAAATTAGCTATGTTAGTATTGTATGATGGATTGGATTATCAAATTGAGAATTTGAAAATTCAGATAGCACTATCGGAGGATAACGCTGAAGTCCAGGATTTGAATATGAAGTTAGCGAAACTTGTTGCTGTTAAGAATGAACAGTATAAGAATCAGGTAACTCCAGAACAATTATTCAAGACTGTGGTAGATATTCTTGGAGCAAGTGCTGTTCTGAAATTCGAGGAATTCAATATTATTGGTTCCAAACTATGGAGTACAATTGGATCAAAACTATTTAAGTAAAGGGATTACGCATCCCTTTCTTTTTTTTTCAGAGGTAAGAAAATGATAAATTCATTATGTAAAGTAATAAGACATGTAAGCCCAAATGACGAAAATGCTTTTGTATTGAGAATTGAAAATAACGATTTAAAAATACTAAAGGACTCATTTAAGTACCATAAAGGTATTAGAGATAATGTTGATTTTTTAGAAGAAATGGAGGTATATCCTGATAAATTCATCATTATAGATATTTATCCAATTGTTTTGGATGACTCTAAAAACACATATTACTATAAACTATATTGTTATGGAAATAATAAATTAGATTCAAAAATGGACACACTTAACCTATTTTTTGAAAAATTTTACGGGGGTAGAAGATATGGCAGAACCATTTTATAGAGTGTCAGTAGACAAATTCAAATCACCAAGATCATTTTGTATCCGTATCACAACGGATAACCAGAAACTAGCTATGGATGGATACACCAATTTTCATCAAATGCATTCGGATGTAATTATTCTAGATCTAAAGAACATTTTCGATGGTCCAGATATTCTAGCGTATAAATTACCTGAGCGCTGTTTGATTATGAGTATGGATAAACTTTCATACGATATTAATGATGGTAAATGGACATACAAAATGTATTGCTATGGAACATTCAAACGCATGTCGACAATCAAAATGATTGAACAACACTATCACGATTTATACGCAGGAGTAAAAAATGACTAGACCAATTGTTAAGACATCTGCAGAATTCAAACAAACGGTCATTGACATGGTGAAAGCCATGCCGTTAGATGATTTTCTGTTGATGCCACAGAAAGAAATTGATAAGTATATTGCTGCGTGGACAGATCCGGATCCAGATACGGGCATTAGTCCTGCACAAGTAGATTACAAACAATATTTTCATTTCATTATGACGCTCCCAGAAGAGATGCATATTTTGGACATGGATTTATATTACTTTAGAATCGCTCGTAAGATTGTAAACAACATTCTATTATCGATGTTGGAAACATCTTATTACAAAACTGTATTTGGTAATCATGACGTGGATCATGAGAACTACAAATTGTTATACGAATTGATTAGCGAGACCGCAGATCGTATCGAGACTAATCCAGATAATAAGAGAGCATATATGAGTGCTAAAGAATTGAAGGATGAGTTTGGAGCATATTACGACAAAGTCGTAGAAGAATATAATGAGCATGGAGGCTGAACCGATGAACTCTACAGGACAATATACCCTCATATTGTCTAAAGGTGATTTCTATGATACGGTGGTAGCTAACGTCAAAAACCTACCGTTACAAGAGATGTTTTTCATAGACGATTGGTATATTGAGCGTTTGATACGTAATTGGAGTCATAGAAGATTAGACAAAGAGTATAGACGGTATATTTTTGGGTTACTAATGGTACCTGACGAGACTATCAAGATTGATTCACGACTCTGTTTGTGGAATATCACAAGAGAAATCGTGGACGAGTTAGTCAGTTGCCTTGCTGAAGGCTTTTATTATGACGATCAACTCAGTGTCATAGGCGAAAACCTGTGGTTCGAACCTTTTGATCATCACGAAGATGATAAGGTTGCCCCTGAAAAGATCAGATATTTCTTAGATATTTTGGATACAATCTACGACCGAGTAGATGCAAACGGGTGGGATACTCTTACCTGGCTTAGAAAAACTATAGGAGAAGATTATTTAACATGAAACACCATATTCACTTGAGACTGTCGGATGATGAAATGAATGAGTTAGCAAATGCTTTTCATTCTTGTGATAAAGAAGTAGAAATAACTATTCCGAATACACATTATGTCATTCATGTAGAAAGGGAAGATAATGACTAACGTATTATATAGCGATAGGGCGTATGTGGATGCTCTATATGATAGTATGGAACGAGTATATTTTAATGATATTCAATACCCGGCACCAAACCCAGTCCATTATTCATTCACAGTCAGAGCGGATGGATTAAGTTTACATAAATGGCTGAAGTATCGAATTAGTGAGGGTTATCGCGAAATCAATAAGATACGAGAAAAACGAGGATTACTACTAGTAAAACCATTTGCTAGTAGAGAAGCATGTTTAAGGTACCTGTAATTCGCAGAAATTGCATGGCCTATAATGAAACGATAAAAGAAAAAGGAGGACAATATTATGTCAATGGAAAACGTTTCAAACCAAATCGAGGAAGTTGTTGAACAAGGACAACAGGCTGTAGAAGAACTAGCAACGGAAGCACAAGAAAGTGTAGACAATGCTGTTACTGTGAAGAACGATAAAGGATTTTTAGATAAATGCGCAGAAGCTGCTGCTATCTGGAGACCAGTCGTCAAACAGGTTGGTAAAGTCGCATTAATCGCGACCGGAGGAGTTCTAGTCTATAAAGCTGTTGATTCTTATATTCAAAAGAATCGTAAAGAGGTTGAAGGCGAAGTGATTGACGGAGAGTTCGAAATTAACGAATAACCGTTTCACCAGAATACTGAGAATTACTCTCGGTATTCTTTTTTGCAATTAGAAAGGAGAAGCTAGTGAAAACGTTAATTGGCTTTGTGTTGATGTTATTATCAGGAGGACTAATCTATGCTATGTGCTATACAGCCATGGTATTTTTCTTTGGATTAGATGTGAGAGTGTCAGGATTTTTGACAGGAGGTATCGTAGGGATCGCACATTATGTGTGGGGTTATACAACAGGCGAAAACAAAAAGACTAGCGACGAATAATTATGGCAGTAATGCTTGAAGATTATGGAGCTGTCCGCGTTATGAATAATAAAATGGGGTCATACACATTTATTATTCCTTTGGATGGAGCACGAGATGTGACTCTAGCGGACTTAGCAACTGAATTAAATGTATATCGAGATTTGATGATATATCGAGGCGAGAAATACTACGCCTTAACAGGAGTAAGTAAGAGAATGGATCCAGTGGATGCAAGCTGGTCCGCAACGATAGAAAGTAGGAAAATATGACAAAGACAGACTACAATAAAGTAGTACAACAGAAACGAGTGGATTTAGATGATGCTGGAGAAGCTCTAGAGAAACATATTCAGCCAGTAGCCAAAGGTAAGGTTCGAAAACCTGGCGTTGGTAAATGGATGAGTAATGTATTTTTCGGTGAAGAAGGGTTTCGTGGTATGGCTACTCATATGTTTACGGAGGTTATTGTGCCTAGTATTCAGAATACTGTGGCTGACGTAACGATATCTGCAGTACAGCGTGCCATCTTTGGGAATGATTATATTCATCGACGGAATCCTGGGAACTACTGGGGACGCACACCAAACAATGTCACTCGTATAGACTCATGGAGAGGCGGAGGACAAAAAGATTATACACAATCCTATGCAAAGCGTAGCCGTTCGGCATCAAATTTCGTAGAAGAAATTGTATTCGAGACGCGACAAGACGCACAAGAAGTGTTCAATATTCTCTTGGCAAATTTGGAATCATATGGTGTGGTGACTGTTGGGGATTTCTATGAACTCTCAGATCAACCATCTAAATTTACAGACCAAGCTTATGGCTGGACCATTGCAAATGGTGGTCAAGGATTAGCAGGCGCACGCATTGTGGCGGCTCGTGGCGGAGGATTTAAAATCCAATTCCCTATGCCGGTGGAGGTGTGATATGAATTATGATTGCGAGGGGATTATATGGATGTGCGGTCTCACATTCGTATTTTCTCTGTTTAGTGCTGGCTTGTATTATGTTATTTTTTACAACCTTTATGATTATTTTGTAATTCAAATTCTATTTGGAATAATGTGGGTTACTGTGTTAATACCATACATTATCAATATGGTATTCTATTTTAAAGTTTTTATTGGTAAAGAAAAATAAAAGGAGAAACTGAAATGAGTAACGTAGTGGTAGAGATTAGAAACCAATTTACTGGTAAGTTAATGAAGAAAGAGCATTTTGATGTAAATCTAGACGGAGATATTTTGTACATCAAGGATAAAGATGGAAATGAAGTTGATGAGAGCCATTATATGCATGGTATTGTAGAATTTATGAAAGGACAAAACTAAAATGAAAAAAATGATTGGAACACTTGTATTGTTATGCACCCCACCGGTTGGTTGGATTATTTTGGCGATACTATGGGTAGGTAAAAGCAAATGAGATTCATTGTAGGAATAATCATCGGTTTATGTATACTGTTGGTTAATTTCTCGTTGCTCACCTTTTCAGCGTTTCTATGGGCAATCTTGAACCTACAAATACAAGCCGTATGGGCGTTTATATTTATTTGTGCCATTGATGTATTTATTGGTCTATCATGGTGGGAAGGACAATCTAAATGAAAACAAAAGAAATTAAATTAGGTTGTATTATTGTCAAGAATGGAATCTATATCGATACCTGGCATGATATCGAAAGTTTAGACGAGTTCCAGGAAGGCTATATTATTGTACATAACAAAAAGATATTCCTATTCCGTAGAGATGAGGGATATCGTGTGAATGAGTTCTGGGATACACCAGACTTATTTATTCGTCATCAGCAACAACAGCACGTTATTGATTCCTTAATCGATAAAACGTATGAAGAAATTACAAAGGAGCTAAAGAAATTAGATGAAAATTAGACTATATCCAAAAACACAAGTTAAAAGTAAAGAAAACCGTCCAATGTTATTTTCAGATTTGAAAAACGTTGTGTATACTAAGGGAATTGATCACGGTTGGACGATCGCGTTTGACCATGTTGATCATATTCATAAGACAGAAGAGATTCGTGGACATTCTGTATTCACATCCGAACACTATGCAGCATTCACATTATTGTGTGAAAATTATGTCGACGAAAAATGGGCTAAAGATATTCTTGGAGGAAAGTAAAATGAAATTACCAAACATGAACACAATCAAAGTAGCAGCTAAAACAACATATACTACATCTAAAATCTTGACGAAGAAGTATGCTCCGTTTATTTTACTTGGTGTCGGTCTTGCAGGATACGGATATTCTGTGTATGAAGGAATCAAATCTGGTAAGAAATTGGAAAAGACCAAAGCGAAGTACGAAGAACTTGATCAAGCAAACATCCCATATTCTAAGAAAGAAGTGGTAATGGATATTGCGAAAGACGTGGCTGTGCCTGTAGCGGTTGCAACAGCATCTACTGCGGCGATTGTATTAGGTTTTGCTATTCAAACAAATCGTCTGAAGGCTGTATCTGCTGCACTTGCGATGGCTACAGAAGAACATGCTCGTTATCGTTTACGTGCGAAGACTGTACTGGATGAAGAAACATTCAAGAAAATTGACGCGCCTTTGGAAACAAAATCGGTTGAAGTAGATGGTAAAGAAATTGAAGTGGAATCAATCGTACCTAATGAAGGCGATTTCTATGGACGCTGGTTTAAATATTCTTCAAACTATGCTTCGGATGACCCAGAATACAATGAAGCTTGGGTACGTGAAGTAGACGATCTAATGACCGCTCGTATTTCCAAAGTAGGTATGATCACATTTGCAGAAGTATTGGATGCGCTTGGATTTGAAGTACCGAAAGCGGCTCTACCATTTGGATGGACTGATGGCGATGGATTCTTCTTGGAATGGGATACACATGAAGTATGGAACGATGATAAGCAAGAATATGAAGCACAACTATACGTTCGCTGGAAGACACCACGTAACCTATATGCTACAACTAATTTCAAAGACCTTATGCCCAAGAAGACTAGAAAGGAATTAAACTAATGAAAGCTCCTATCAAAGTTATTTTAACATTGGTAGGTGTGACGGGCGCTGGATACGGCGCCTATCGCATTTACAAATGGTGGAAGGAAGAAGATCAGCTAGAAGCTGAAGGATTATCTTATGAGGAACTAGTGGCTGCTGCCGAAGCTAAAAAAGTGGAGGAGAAACTAGAAGCAAATAAAGCGCGTGAAGAAGAATTCGACAAAGCGAAGCGTGAGATTGATGGACTACCAGACGATGGAATGGACTGGTATAAAACTCCGGAAGGAGATATTCAACGTGAGTTGACACCATATGAGAAGAAATTTGGGGTTGACTATAACCCTCTTAAAGAAGAGTTAATTGAAGAGCATGATATGGACGGAAACGTTCATGAGTATATTCGTAAGTTTAAAGAAGGGACAAAGCTCTTAAACCACCGTGATGACAAACGCACTGTGAATGATATTATAGAGCAAACAAGGGAAATGACAGCACAAATTAAAGCTTTGAAAGTGAATGATATGGAGCACGACAAACGTATTTATGACGACAACACACAAGAGTCGTACGATTACTACCGTGCATTGGTAATGGATAGAGCAGGAATTGAGAACGAAGAACTACGCGATAACTTGGCAGTCTTATTCTCATGGGAATACATCCCAACGAAAGAGAATATTGGAGATAATAACCTACGTGATGATATTATTCGTGACCGCACCGAATACTTCAAATTTGGAACGGTTTATTCGGACTGGGCTTCTATTGGCGAAGCGATTATTTACTATGCGACACGTCTTCAATTCGCTACGAACATTGGAACTGTCGAGCAGTATGCTGATTGGATTCTAGATACTATGGGTCTGGATCTAAAATCTGATTTGGATCCGGTTATTCATGACACCATTATTTCATTCTTTGAACATCATCGTCAAGGCAAAGCGAATGCGGATGGTACTTATGGACTATTCCATATTCCGGAGAACGAATACAATGAGTCTAACACACTATGGCACGAGCATAACCACGCAGTCAGTCTAATTGTGGACGACAAAATGCCGCTCGTATTTGGGATTGAAGGAGATAAGTAATGCTTAAACGTATCAAGAGATGGACAACTAGAGCAAAGTGTGCTATAGCGTTATTTCTATTGCGTAACATGGCAATGGATACAAGCTTAGAAGGTAAATTAGAAGAGTATATTGAGAAAAGACAGTTGTTATTATCTAGCTGGACTCGAGAATTGGATCCAGAGGATAATGAAACTCGTTGGTACAAACTAGCAACCTATTTGGATTCCTCATTTGACATGGAGCAAGTATATCATGAGAGTGATCGATGGAGTGTCATCCATTATTTGATGGAGAAAGATGCCTTATTTGAGTTTCCACTCTATGGATTCTCATTTGTATTCAATCGATCAGGACGTATTCGTCATAAAGGTAGCATTGATGCGGGCAGTCCGTTCTTTATCGTGAAGGATGCTGCCTTTGGCGCTCCTTATATTTGTATCATTGACAAAGATGTAGCTGTCAGAGATTTCTTCTTGGATCGATTATTTGTATTGTTATCTAAAGGAGAGATTGAGAAGGTTATTCAAGTCATTAACATGCATTGTGAGATCCATCATATGTATTTATTCAATCCTGATTTGAAGATTTGGTCATTTGGAATGCAGGAATTTATCCATAATATTCCGAATGATGGATTATATATTAGTGACAAAGTGTTTTGGAGGGATTCAGATGATTGAAAACATCATGGCATTTTTTGAAAAGCATGACCGAGTAGATATTCATAAAGAGGAAAGTAAAATTCTCTATAATGCATTTCGAAAGTCTTATCATTACAAACCAATCCTAGAAAACCAATCCCGAAATTTCCTCGGGGGAGGTTTTTTAACCGGATTTCGGTATGGGCCTAACGTAAGTATCTATATCCCTGAACCGTATGATTTGCTTGAGGGAACTGAGGGATATCTACATCCGTATATTATTCTATCGGAAAGACCGATGGATCTTCGGGTATTGGTATTTCCATCAACGGATATGTTACTCAGGGTTATATCCGAACTATGTAATACTGGATTGAAGTATGATGAGTATATGGCAGACGCTCTTGTGAAATACCAATTCAAGATGATTCGGTTGAAACTGGAATCTGGACGGGTGTATATTTCGAGAGATCTACCGGAGTTCATGCTATCCGCAGAGTCTATGATAGCAAAAGTCTTATTTGATGGTGCTGAGAAAAACTATTCTAGAAGTGTTCATTATATTCATAGTAATCAAGACATTATTTTGGCTGACCGATATGGAGTTGGTCTAAGAGGAAACCGTTCGAACTTTGGCAAATCAAAGATCGTTCAAGAAAATGAAGAGAAACTTTTAAAAGAAGTAGAGAAGAATTTAGAAAGCAGGAAAGAAAATGAGTAAAGAGCAATTGTATAGTGTATATGTTCAATTTAAAGCAGGTGAAGAAGCAGTAGCTATGGGTGATGACAGCACAACTAAGGTCGAGGTTATTGGCGATGCATTAGTCATTGAACGATATTGTCAACATGGCAAAGGAAAGATTATCTATAATATGGATACTGTTAAGTCATGTAGCGTGGTACCATTATCTGATGAAGACAATAAAAAGATGTGGGAAGAACTTGAAAGAGAGGAAGCCTAATGAGCGTTAATGTAAACAACCAAAAATATTCAATCACACGTGTGCCTATCATCAAAGCAAACCACTTTGCAAAGCAAGCAAAACAGCTGAGAGAGATGGGAATTGATGTCACAAAAGAGGACCAATTAGCTATGTGGTTGGATTCTATGCTGAATATTCTCCGTGGTGGAGGGATTATTACGGTAGCAGACTTGCGGAAGGCTGCTGGCTTATCGATTCGTCCCGAGGACTATTTCTTCGGATGGAACAATGTGGCGATGACGTCATTACAAATCAAAGATGCGATGATCCAATTTCCACTCATTTATTTACACCGTGTGTTCACACAATCTGCTGAACAATTTGATTTCTATAATCTATCTGCGTGGAACACTCGCGAGAATAAAGAAGGAGGACGTCCGGATGCTCATAGAGCATATCTAAATGAGTTTGTGGAAACATGCTACGAATTGGGATTGATTGCGCGATATTACGCAGATGATATTTTGAACTAGGAGTTAACTATGGGTAAGTATGTTGTGAGTGCCGACGAGTATAATTATATTCATAAAGTTATATTGTTAAGTAATGAATTTTATGATGACTTGATCCATATTCGTCATGCAGAGGTAAATAAAGAAGATTTTTACAACCTAGCGGGACATTTAGTTGTATACTCGGAACTTCATGGCATTAGTCATGAAGGATTGTGTAATGTACTTAAGGATATTAAGGGCATTCAATATGAAGATGTTATTAATGTTCTGCTAGAAATATTAAGCGAAAGTCAATTTGTAAAACAGCTATAGGAGAGACTGATGGAACAAAGTAGAGAGAAACTCAAAGTTATCGATATTGAGTTTAAAAGAAACAATACTAACAAGCAAATACTATTTTTCGACGTAATTGAACACAAATTCGAAGACCAGTTTCTGGTTATTAAACATTATAAAGAGTATGCTGATAAAACGGTGAGAGGTCTACAGACGTATATTCCAAAAGAAAACATTGTTCAATTCGTAGTGTATGAAGAAAAGGCAGATTACGAAAAGTATCTTGACGATTTGATGGGTGTTAATAAGATTCCTAAGAGCGCATCGAAAGATATTATAGACTGCCATATTGTATGGTATAATAAGGGAAGTGGAGGAATCTCCGACCGGATTATTCGATATGTTGAAAGCGTATCTTTCGAGAAACGCGTCGATGGTTATGTAGTCATCAACTATAAAGAAAAACCAGATGACAAAGACTTAAAGTTATTCAGAGTCCCTAATAAAGATGTGATTCAATTAACTAGATTAGTAAATGGCGAACAGGAGGGTAGCTGGTATGAGCAAGAAAGATAATGGCGTTCTATATGTTAAGTACAAAGACGATAAAGAGGCTAAAAACGGGAGAGGTATTGCAGTTCATCTTTATCTAGATGTTAAACACTATGGTTTCCTAGCTGAAGGAATCAATCTACTAAAAATTGAGTTAGAAGATGACAACCGAGAGGCGGTTTATATTCCACTATCAAACGTTGCATTAATCGAATATTTTGAATCTATGGATAAGTATCATAAAGCATATCCTCCTGGAACTGGATGCGGTTATTAGAAAATGACTAGAAATATAAATGAACCTATTGATGAATATATTAAATATATCAAAGAAAATGCTAAACGCGTTAATGAATTTGTAAGAAAACTAACCGGAGGTAAGAAAAATGGCTAAATTAAACCCAACAACAATGAAAACACAATACGATGGACAGTATGATACGTTCTGTCGTAAAAATCACGACTATGGCAACTCATTTGAGGAGTCATTGGACCAATTCGGAATCATTGCTAGTTTGGTCCGTATGCAAGACAAAATGCTCCGCTTACAATCCCTCACGGACGACTCCAAAACGCAGCAGGTGGGCTCTGAGAGCCTCCTAGACACCCTTGAGGACCTATCTAACTATGCTGCGATGACTGCGTGCTGGTTGAAGGGTGTACAGGCGGAAGATGATGTGGTAAACAAAAGCTTCCATGCCGTGAAGGATTTGATTGAAACATGTGACGATTCTGATGTAAAATATAATGAATTATATCACAAACGTATGATTAACTCATTATATGGAGCGCACATATTCAGAACTCCAGGTGAAAATTGGAAAACGATTCAATGCGATAATGGATTTAAACCTTTAGGGGCTGAAATAGAAACTGAGTTGCCTGAGGAGACTATTGGTATGTATATTGATAGAATGCTAAGTGAGCTATATTCTCGAATTGATGTATGGGGATATAATGACCAGGAGAAATATCATGAGTTTGTGAATTTTGCGGAAACTACTGTCAAAGAAATTATCAAGAACAATGTGCCAATATCAGAACTTCAGAAACATATTGATGTGTTTCCTAACTTCTCACAAGCTTATAAGAATTCATTGAAATCTCAATGTATGAAAGAATACAATAAGGTTGAACAGGTACACCCTAACGAAGAAGCAGATCGTTTAAAAAAGTTTATTGAAGAGGTTACCGATGATATTATTAGTGTCGTATTGATAAAACAACGTGATGAAAAAATGTTGGTACCCGCGGATCTTGATGATGACACTTCACGTATTATAAAATGTATTACTGACAATGAATTTGATCCTAATTATGTCGTTTCTTATATGGAAGCCTTAATGGGCAATGCTGGTATCCCACCATATTTGCGTGAATGGATTCGTGGAATTATCTTACGCGGGGTATATTATCGTAACAAAGGTCGTAGTATGACCAAAGCAAAAGATAAAGCTCGTGGAGTGGTAATGAAAGGTTCGCGCGGTAATAGTAATGTTATCGTGATGGCTTCACGTGGTTCTGGGAAAGGTCTTATGAAAACTAAGTCACTGCTGGAAGAATTGGGTGTGCCAAAAGAAGATATTAAAGAGATCTTCGAGGGATTGGAGGATGACGATGAGTAAATCTATTGTTATTGTGACCTGTCGATCTACTTTACAAGAAATCACTTACTATGATATCAAAGACATTGAGATTATATATGGTGAAGTGCATGCAGAGGAGTTCATCGTAACAGAACAAAGCGGTGTGCGACATCATTATCCAGCTCCAGAATATTTATACGAGTTGTACAAGCAAATCGATGAAAAACTAAATACTAAAATTCGAATTCCAGACGAAAAATCATCAATGTTTAGGAATTATAATCCAAAATTTGACTTAAGTAAGGGTGATGTATATGAGCAATGATGGATATACTGGAGAAATCAGACTAGGATCTACATCTCGTAAACAATACGATAAGAATGGAAATCCTATTCATTACGTTGAGACGGGTACCTGGAATGAAATCTGCGAACAATTAAAAATCTCAAAAGAAACTACGGAAAAACTATTAAAAGGAGAAAACAAATGACAATTAATACAGAAACTGCTATTGCATGGATGAGTGCTCGTAAAGGGCAAGTAAGCTACAGTATGGAATACCGTGACGGTGAAGATAGCTACGACTGTTCATCTTCTATTTATTACGCTCTACGTTCTGGCGGAGCTTCATCTGCTGGTTGGGCAGTCAATACCGAATACGAACACCAGTGGTTGATGGATAATGGATATACATTGATTGCTGAGAACACGCCTTGGGATGCTCAACGTGGGGATATCTTCATCTGGGGACGTCGCGGATATTCTAGTGGTGCTGGTGGACATACCGGTATCTTTATTGATGAGAACAATATCATCCACTGTAACTACCGCTTTGATGGAATCACTGTGAATGATCACGATGATATTTGGATGTATGCCGGTCGTCCATATTTCTACGTATACCGTTTGACCAATCCAGATGCTGTCGCAGAAGAAGTAAAGACGGGATGGAACAGTGACTCTAAAGGATATTGGTTCGTCTATGCGAATGGAAGTTATCCTACAAGCAAATTCGAATACATTGAAGAAAACAAATCTTGGTTCTACTTCGATGTAAATGGATATATGGTAGCTAATGACTGGGTCAAACACACTGATGATAAGTGGTATTGGTTTGACAAAGATGGATATATGGCCACTAGCTGGAAGAAAATTGATGGTAAATGGTACTACTTTGACCGTAGTGGAGCAATGGTTACTGGTTGGGTTAAATACTATGACAACTGGTATTACTTGGAAGCTACGAATGGCGATATGAAATCAGATGCATTTATTCGTTACAACGATGGTTGGTATTTGCTGCTTCCTGATGGACGTCTTGAAGAGAAACCTGCATTTACTGTTGAACCAGATGGTAAGATTACAACGACTGTAGGTAAGGACGCGAAAGAGAAGGTTATCAATGAGTAATACTGAGGTAGAATTCAAAGTATTGGTACCTGTCTACTCGAAAGAATATCAAGAACAGAAACGATTTACGATTGGTGAATTTCCTGAAGTATTTCGACATGTTCGAAGAGTTACTATGACTGACAATTATGTAACCATTGTGTATGGTCGTACAACACAAACATTAGAGAAAGCAGTTATTCGAAAAGAACATATTCTCTCGTACCATTATTACTTGAATGATAAGGAATTTGAAGCTGCATTGAAAGGAAAAGAGGAAAACTAATGAGTAAAAAGCCTATAGTATTGGACCATCATGATGCGGTATATCTGAAGAATTCGGACGATACAATCCGTGGATGGCATATAGATTTGGACCGAAATCCGGTTCTTATGGGGTTGTTTGGGACTGTTGGACGGGCTGTTATTCAAGGTTTTACCTACCAAATTCGGGTGGCAGAGCACGGATTTAAGGGTAAAAATGGGCATTATTTCGTCGAAATCCTCTGGTTAACCGACAAAAAGTAGGGCCGAATCGGGAGTTTTGTGGGGTGAAATTGGTGGAAAATCCTATGATATTTTAGGAAAACTGCTGGTTTTGCCTCATTTTGCTGCCCGAAAAATCGGCTTCAACACATGAAAATTTTTTGTGCAGCTACTTGGCGTACTATAATATTTGAGGTAAATTGGGTGAAACTGCCCGAAAAAACATGGGGAAAACTTAAAAAACCCGCAAATGCACGGTAAAATCTCACATTTTCTATTGTTATTAGGAATGAGTTAAAAAGTGAACTGTATATAAAGACAATGGGAAATCGAGGGCAAAAACTGTGTGCAGCACAAGGAGGTAGAATTTAGTGGATTTTTTAGATGTGTCTGTGAAAAAGTTCACTTCCAATAATCGTACTGTCGATTATGAGGTTTCTCCTGACTTTATATTTGGCGACGCGAAAGACTTGGTTGTTAAAGGTTCCAAGTTCTACGCATATTGGAATGGAAGTTTCTGGGACACGAAACAGAAGAACCTATTTTATGATATTGACTCTTTGCTTTGGCGTAAGGCAAGAGAATTGGAAGATGGTCGTCCTGGGTTACGAATAGATGTAAAAGAGATTCGTAAAGCATCTGCTGGCAAGTTTCGTTTATTTGCAGATTTCTGTAAAGCATGCGAAGCAAGTGATATTTCTTTCAACCAGAAAGTTTTATTCGCTGACCACAAGATGCAGAGACGAGATTACGCTACAACGCAATTAACATATTCTCCTCAGGAGGGAGAGGCTACTGCGTTTAAGGAATTGATTGGGACATTGTATCTTCCAAAAGAGCTAGACAAAATCCTCTGGTTCATGGGAGCGTTATTCACGAACAAGATGTACAAGATTGAGAAGTTCATGTATTTGTATGGTTCGAAAGGTAGCGGTAAGGGAACAGTCCTAAAAATATTCCGAATGCTGTTTGAAGATTATTGTGGAACGATTGATTTGAAATTGCTCACGAGTGCTGACCAATTTGCAACAGGACAAATTCAAGAGGTTCCATTATTGATTGACGAGGATACGGACATCAGTCATATTTATAACGATACTCCGTTGTTGAAACTGACTTCGCATGAAACCATTTCAGTCAACAAGAAATTCAAAGAGCCTTATGACGTTAAATTTATTGGGTTGTTAATTACAGCCTCAAACCAACGATACAAAGTTCGTAACGTAGACTCTGGTATTACTCGAAGAGCTATTGTTGTGAACCCAAGTGGACAGAAGGTTAGTCATACGAGATATAATCAGTTGATGAGTCAGATTAAGTATGAGCTGCCTTATATTGCTCACATGGCTATATCTAGGTTTGAAGAATTAGGATTTGATTATTATGACGATTATTTCGACGTAGACATGGCAGAACAGACTGACCATATCTTTGACTTCATTCGCAGCAATGCAATCCATATGCAAAACGGTATTACACTGAAACAAATCAGTGAGTTATATCGTGAGTATCTGGAAGACATGGGATGGAAGACAGACGGATATAAGGCAACTATCAAACGCGAAGCACTTCGATATTTTGATACGATGCTGAAGGACAGTCATGTTGATGGCACACGCGTAAATAATTATTTTAAAGGGTTTAGGTGGAACATCGCATTTCCTGAAGGAGTCGTTGGTACGACGAAAGCAGATGATACTGTTGTTCCTGACAATTGGTTGGAGTTCGACCACCATAATGAGGTCTTTAATAAACTCGCAGCAGAATATCCAGCACAACCAGCTTTAAGAAATGGAAACCCATCAGAAAAATGGGATAATGTCGTGACTAAGCTGTCGGATATTCAGACAAACAAATTACACTGGGTCAAGGTCCCACTCAATCATGTTATTCTTGATTTTGATTTGAAGGATGAGAATGGTAACAAGAATTTGGAGTTGAACAAAGAAGCAGCTTCTAAATTTCCACCGACTTATGCTGAGGTCTCTAAATCAGGACAAGGGATTCACTTGCATTATATTTACGATGGTAACGTGAATGAGTTGGATAATTTGGTCGAAAAGAATATTGAAATCAAAGTGTATCGAGGTAAGTCCTCTTTACGACGAATTGATAAAGCATCTAACAACCTCCAGCTATCTCATATTTCGTCGGGCTTACCGTTGAAGGAGAAGAAGGATAGAGAGATGTACGACCAGATCAAAGAAATCACATATACGGAAAAGACGCTCCGTAATTTTGTAAAGCGTCAACTAGGAATGATTGAAGGTAAAGAACCTAGTCATCCGAATACAAAACCAACAATTGATTTTATTGCTCATGAAATTCAGAAGGCAGCTGACATGGGACTCGAGTATGATATTACAGACTTGCGTCATGCTGTATTTATGAGAGCCATTCGTTCTACGAACAATAAGGATTACTGTCTTGCTGTATTCCAACAAATTCCATGGTCAACCATGAGAGACGATGAAGGGAAGACGGAAGCGAAGCTCACGAACTTCACAAAGATATATCCGAAAGAAGAATTAGTGTTCTTCGATATCGAGGTGTATCCGAATTTATTTGTTGTGGTCTGGAAGAAGTATCATGAAGATGAGTTCACTCGTTGGATTAACCCAACGCCAGATCAGATTGAATATTTGATGACATTCCCTCTGGTTGGATTTAACAACCGTCGATACGATAACCATATTCTGTATGCACGTTTGCTCGGTTCAAACAACATGGAATTATTTACTCAGTCGCATCGTATCATCAACGAGAAGAATGCGAAGAGTGGAATGTACGCTGCAGCTTACGAATTAAGCTACACGGATATTTATGAATACTCTCAGAAGAAACAGTCACTTAAACGTTGGGAAGTTGATTTAGGTATCAAACACGTCGAAATGGAAATCCCTTGGGATAAACCCGTGCCTGACGAATTAATTGATACAGTCGTTGAGTACTGCGTCAATGATGTGGATGCAACCGAGAAATTATTCGATGCGATATATGCGGACTATGTTGCTCGAGAAATCTTGGCCACAATTGCCAAAGGCTCGATGAATGCAACGAACAACCAACTCACTGCCAAGTTTATATTTGGTGATGACCCTCGTCCGCAAGACAAGTTTAACTATGTTAAGCTCGCAAGTATATTCCCTGGTTATGAATACAAGTTCGGTAAATCGACTTACCGTGGATTCGAAACTGGTGAAGGCGGATTTGTATACGCTGAGCCTGGAGTGTATGAAAATATTGCTCTAGAAGATGTTGAGTCTATGCATCCGAACTCACTAGTTAACATGAACTATTTCGGACCGTATACTCAAAGGTATGCTGACTTATTGAAGGTCCGTGTTTTATTGAAACATAATAAGATCAATGAAGTTAAACAAATGTTTGATGGCGTCTTGGCTCCGTTCCTTGATAACCCTGAATATTTGAAACCATTGGTTACTGCATTGAAGATTGTTATTAACTCTGTTTACGGAATGACCTCTGCTAAGTTTGATAATAAATTCAAACACCCAGATAATATTGATAATATTGTCGCAAAACGTGGAGCGTTATTTATGGTCGACTTGAAATTTGCTGTCGAAGAACAAGGATACAAAGTCTGTCATATCAAGACCGACTCCGTGAAAGTTCCAAATGCAGATGAGAAGATTATTAAGTTCATTGAAGACTTCGGTGCGCGACCAGAATATAATTACAAATTTGTTCATGAGCATACGTACAAACGAATGGCGTTAATTAACAACGCGGTTTATATTGCACAGCTCGAAGATGACAGTTGGTCTCCTGTTGGAGCAGAGTATGCGAATACATATTTACTTAAACGGGTTTGGACCAAAGAAGAATTAGTTGATAGAGATTTCTTTATCACCAAACAATCCAAAGGCCATATTTACCTTGGTGATGAGTTCGTTGGTAAGGTCGGTTCTATTTATGCGTCCAAGTCTGGAGCAGAATGTATGTGGACCGAAGATGATGAGAACTTTAAATCTGTCACTGGAACAAAAGGATATTTGTTTAAACAGACAGATCAGTTCGATATTGAAGACGTTGACTTCGCTTACTATGATAAAGTAGCAATCAATGGATTGAAAAAAATAATGAAGGTTGGAGATATTACGAAGATTGTAGACGATATGCCTAAAGATTATATTGACGCTCTTGAATTACAAGAGGCATATTCTCCAACAGCTATTAGTATTAATCACGGAACTCTGAAAATTAAGACGCCAGAGTCCGTATAATCTCATGTTAGAAAACCTCACGCAGGAATTCCATGGCACATAATAGAGAGGAAGAACAAAATTCTTGAAATTTTGCGCCTCTCTTTATTTTTTGTGGAAAAAGTCAGACATACGTCAGAATAGAAAGGACAACACTATGACACAGATCACACAAATTTCAGATTCGCAAATCATCCTTGAGGATGTTCAATTCGTATTCGCTCGCAACTTCTCTGGCCGTCCGGAAAAGTATAATCGAGTTGGTGACCGTTATTTTAACGTCGCTGTAAAACCAGAAGATGTAGACTTACTTCAACAGTATGGTATCAATGTGAAACTATACGAACCAAAAGCAACTACACCTGAACAAGAATTGAAAATGCAAGAAAACCCAGATATGTACACGCCAACATATTTCTTCAAGGTTCGTGTTTACACACAATTCAGTATGCCATCAGTAGCAATCATTTATGATGACGGTTCTCTTGGAACTGATGACCTTGTTGAATCTCATGAACGTACATATTTGACAAACGAAGACCAACTGTCAATGTTGGATGACATGGAAATTGCAGCTTGTGATATGACGATTGCTCGTCGTGACCCAAGCCCAGATGGACAATACGCTCGTCTTAACCTTAAGAATGCATATATTCATGTAGTGGATAATCCACTACGACGTAAATATGGTTTCTAATAACGGGTATGAGATAGAGCTTTATGATTACCAGCGTAAAGCCATAAATAGATTACATAATGGATCCGTGCTATGTGGAAAGGTTGGGTCAGGTAAATCCCTGACTGGCCTTTTCTATTATTTGGAAAATCATAGAGACTTACCTCTGTATATTATCACAGTAGCTAAAAAGCGAAACGATAAAGAGTGGCACCGAGACTTAGAGATGCTCGGTATTGAAGGTGTTGTTGATTCATGGAATAATATTACAAAGTATCTTGATGTTAAAGACGCTTTCTTTTTATTTGATGAACAACGAGCAATTGGTTATGGTTCATGGGGCACATCTTTTATTAAGATTGCTCGAAGAAACAAATGGATCATGCTAACAGCAACACCAGGCGATGTGTGGATGGATTGGATGTGTATATTCTTAGCGAACAACTTCTACCGAAACAAAACCGATTTCGTTGATAGACACGTTGAGTACAATCCATATTCTAAGTTCCCTCAGATCAAACGATATCATGAGACAGATCGTCTTGAACGATTGAGACAACATATTGCTGTCCCAATGCAAGACTTCAGAATTACTAGAACACACAGACAATATATTAATGCTTCATTCGATAAGGATTTGTATAAACAAGTGACTGATACTCGGTTCAATCCATTTACGGAAGAACCTATCATGAACGCTTCTGAATTTACACAAGTCTTACGTCGTATTGTTAATACAAGCGACCGTCGACGCGAGAATGTTAAACAACAAATCATGACTCGTGATAGAATCATTATATTTTACAACTACACCTATGAGCTTGATATTCTCAAAGAGATTTGTCAAGAATTAAATAGGGCATTTTATCAGTGGAACGGTCAAAAGCACGAAACAATTCCAAATGCTGAAACGTGGGTATATTTAGTGCAATACACCGCAGGCGCCGAGGGATGGAACTGTATTACGACAGATACAATCTTATTTTATTCATTGAACTACTCCTACCGAATCATGGAACAATCCGAAGGTCGCATAAACCGAGTGAATACCTCCTTTAAAGATCTGTATTACATATATTTGAAATCCCCGGCATCCATTGATGATGCTATCGCTAGATCCATATCTAGCAAAAAGAAATTTAACGAAAGGAATTGGGTAGAACAAACATGTCCAAACTTGAGAGAGATTTTCAACGAACATTGATTCAGGATATTTATGGACGTTTTCCTGATGCAATCGTTAAAAAGAATGACTCTGGTCATATTCAAGGTATCCCCGACTTGTCTGTAGACATTGGGGCATATTCTTACCACTTGGAAGTTAAGAGAAGTGCGAACGCACCATATCGACCAAACCAAGAATTTTATTTGGAAAAGTATAACAAAGCTGGTGGATGGGCTCGAACCATATATCCTGAGAACAAGGAGTTAGTATTAGATGAAATGGAACAGACACATCGAGTACGAAGGTAAGCATTCATTTCTTAGCGCTAGCCAATGCCATTGGTTACACTACACACCAGAGAAATTGGTAGAGCGATTTGAGAATGAAAAAGCTAAGCAAAGAGGTACTGAGTTACACGAATTTGCAAGTCACGCGATTAATCATAGAATTCGCTTATTGCCAGGACACACACATCCTGCAGTCGCGAATTTTGTTAATGACGCAATCGGCTATCATATGGATAGTGAAGTATTGTTATTTTACAGTCCGTATGCTTTTGGCACAGCTGATGCGATTCGTTATGAACCTCCTAAAAAAGATAATCCGAGAGGATTTTTAAGAATACATGATTTAAAAACAGGAGTTACCAAACCAAAGATGGAACAACTTCTCGTGTATGCTGCATATTTCTGTTTAGAGTATAATGTCGCACCTGAGAAAACTGATTTTGAATTGCGTATTTATCAAGGCGAAAACATTGAAACATATATTCCAGAAGCTGAAGATGTTTATGATGTTTATCACACAATAAAAGAATTCTCAGGAATACTTGAGAACAAACCTAAATAGAAAGGACCATATTTGTAATGGATTTACAAGAAGCTTATGAGGATATTCTCTTACACCGAGGAACTCCTCACCAAGGTAATGTTCCACACAGTGGACGATATACGTGGGGTTCTGGTGAGAATGCATATCAACGGGCTACTTCATGGTCCGATAAGGTTGCAAAATATAGGAAGGATGGTTTAAGTGATACTCAAATTTCAATGAAACTTGGTATTACAACAACTGAATTCCGTTCTCGTAATAATATTGCTAAACAAGAAATTCGTTTACACAATATTTCCAGAATTCAAGAGCTTGCAGATCAGGGATTAGGTTCTATTGAGATATCTCGTAGAACTGGTATTCCTGAATCTACAGTTCGTATGAACATGGATGCTTCAGTCAAACAGAAAGTCAATCGTATGGAACAAGTTAAATCTGATTTGAAAGATTTAATTAAAGAGAATCCATATTTGGACGTAGGTTTGGGAGCAGCACAACAACTCGGAATCAATGAGAACATGCTTAAACGTGCAGTTCAACAATTAGAGTCCGATGGATATCACATGCATAAAGTTTATGTTAAGAATGCTACCAATGATGATCACTGGGTTGAGATGAAAGTCTTGACTAAAGAATCAAATCCGGATATTGTTCGTGAACATAAGCATGAAATCAAACCTCCGAATATTTATAAGACTGAAGATGGTCATACTAAATTAGGTTTGAAACCAATTGAACATATTGATTGGAAGCGTGTTGATATTCGCTATGCCGAACAAGGTGGTACCGATAAAGATGGTGTTATGGAAATTCGTCCGGGAGCAAAAGGTTTAGATCTAGATGGCTCTCGTTATGCCCAAGTTCGTATTGGTGTGGGTGGAACACATTATCTTAAAGGTATGGCAGTTTATGGTGACCCTAAGGATTTCCCTAAAGGCGTCGACATCATATTCAACACCAACAAACATCAAGGAACAACCAAACAAGATGTTCTCAAGAAACTTAAAGATGATCCTGATAATCCATTTGGTGCACAAATCAAACCGAATGGACAGAAAGGCGCTATCAATAAAGTTAATGAGGAAGGTGACTGGGGAACTTGGTCTAAGACTTTATCTTCTCAGTTTGTTTCTAAACAACCACCAGCTCTTGTTAAGGGAAGAATCCAAGCCACTTATGATAAACTACAAAAAGAGTTTAATGAAATTAATAATCTCACAAACCCTGTAGTTAAACGAGTAATGATGCAAGACTTTGCTGATGGACTTACAACCAAACGTCATAATTTGAAACTTGTTGGTTTCGATAGAATGAAAGGTCAAGTCTTATTACCTTTATCTGGTATTAAAGCAAATGAAATCTATGCTCCAAACTTTAAGAATGGTGAGAAGGTTGTTCTTGTTCGTTATCCTCATGGTGGTATTTTCGAATTACCAGAATTAACTGTTAATAATAAACTTGGTAATGGCGCAGCTAAATTTATGAAGGGTGCAAAAGATGCAGTCGGTATTGATTCATCTGTTGCAAGTAAATTATCTGGTGCCGACTTTGATGGCGACACAGTTATGGTTATTCCTAATAATAAAAACGGAATTAAAACTAGTCGCTCATTAAAAGAATTAAAGAACTTTGATACAAAAGAATATTGGTCTCCTAATGAAAAGTTATTACCTCGTGATTCAAAAGGTAACTGGACAGTAAAACAAAAGACAATGGGCGAAGTCTCGAATCTTATTACTGATATGACTTTAAAAGGAGCTTCTCAATCTGAAATTGCTAGAGCCGTTCGACATTCCATGGTTGTTATCGATGCTGAGAAACATAATTTGGATGTTGCTCGTTCAGAAAGAGAACATAATATTAAGGATCTTAAAAAAACATATCAAGAACATTATGATGTTATTTCTGGTAATATAAAAAGCGGTGCTTCAACTCTTATTTCTAGATCGAAGACAGAACACCGTACCCTAGAAACCTGGTATAAGGACAGGTCTCCTGAGGAACTAGCTGCCAATCCTAGATTAAAGCCTACTATCAAGAAGACTAAAACTATCTCTACAGATCATGTTGTAGAACTAGTTAAGGACGCTAAGAAACTAGGTTCTGGTACCCCTATTGAAAACATGTATGGTGACTATATCAATGCCCTTGGTAAGATGCGTGATAAGGCGAACACTGTTGTACAGACATCACCTAATCTAGTCGTTAACAAAGAGGCTAAAGTCAAGTACAAGACACAAGTCGAATCTCTACAACACAAGCTAAACTTAGCTTTAGCTAACTCTCCTAGAGAAAGACAAGCACAACTAATAGCTAACAAAGTGATTGCTGAAAAGAGAGATCCTGACATGCAGAAGGATCAACTCAAGAAGCTTAAACAACAGGCTATTGCAGCAGCCCGTCTTAAGACTGGTGCTGATGGTGCTAAGACTAGGATTCAGATAGAGAATGACGAGTGGGAAGCGATTCAATCTGGTGCTGTTAGTACTAAGATGCTTACTGATGTATTACGCTTTGCAGACAGTGATAGAGTTAAACAACTGGCTACTCCTAAACAAGAGACTGCTATGTCCCTAGCTAATGCGTCTAGAGCTAGGTCTATGCTTAAGAAGGGACACACCTATGCTGAAGTAGCTGAGGCTCTTGGTGTTGGCGTCTCTACTATACAGAACCTAGTCTAGTAGGAAGGAGTGCAAGGCATGGAAGACTATCAAGCACAGACAACTGTTGTTGATGTAATGTTAACAACACTCGACAATCCTTACAACCCTTTCGATGACTACGACAAGTGGTGGCAATGGGACAAGGACAATGACTACAACACTCCTGAACTCTTAGCTCGTGTCATGGGTGACACTAGTGAAGTCATGGATGCTGTTGAACTCGCACAGATTCAAGCAACTGCGATGAACTGGATCATAGATGATGGTCCAATCTCAGACGTTTGGACTGTATGCAAACCAAACACGAAGACTCCAATCCGTCTACCTACAAATGATGGTGAAGAATAATAAGTTTAATTTAAAATAAAAATTAGACACCCATAGGGGGGAGGGTCGCAAAAAATTCCGACCCCTTTGCATA